TAGAAGTACCTCCTTTTTCGCCACTTAAGTGGTACGATTTATTTTACCAAAAGTTTTTCACCACAGAATCCCACTAAGCTCGTTAGCCTATCCAAGCTCAAATAGCCCCTGTTGGTCTGGCGACCCATGGGGACTTTTGGCAAATTTCGAGCAAAATCGTACCACTGAGAGACCCTCTAAATGACTCTACAAGTCCCCTTTAAGATCCAAAACAAGGGTCAAAAATCGTGGAATTGAGGTGGTACGATTCGCTGGTGCCGGTGTATAGCGCTTGGATAGGTGCATCCAAGCTCTAATTAACCCTCCAATTTCCAGTTGCTCAAAGCCTGCTGAAACAAGTCCATCCAAGCTCATCTAGGGTGTGGTGATCAACCGGCGTTACAAGTACTTGCTCACAGACCACAGCTGGTACGGGAACCCCAGTCCCATGTTGAGCTGCCAGCGCTCATCAGGGGCGGCTGCAGCAAAGTGGAGAGGCATCCACACCACCTTTGCGTGCGCATGCGCTGCCTGCAGCTCGCGCTGCGCCGCCTGCACGCTCTCCACCAGCGGCCGCCCGTTGCCGTTGCCGTCGAGGTCGACCAGCAGCACCAGCTCTTTGAGGGCTGCTCCCCACCGCAGTCGGCTGGCGCGCTGCACGAGAGACCGAGCATGCTCTGCTGTCAGCCCCTTGAGCGGCGTGATGAGCCGCAGCTGCTCGATCTTCCAGGAAGGTCCGTCCCAGGCCGTCCTGCCTTCCGCACGCGCCAGCTCCTCCAGCGGCAGCGTCAGGCTGCGCAGGCGACCGTTGCGGCTGAGGTGCGACGCCACGCGCACCATCTTCGGGTCCCACCACGGAGCATCCACGGACTTGGCGTGCACCACGTCCAGTCGCGTCAGCTGCGTCAGCGCCCTGATGCGATCGTTGTACATGCTCCACGTGGAGCCGTAGATGTTGTCCATCAGGTCGAACATGTGAAGGCTCCGCAGCCCCGCCAGCTCCCGGCATGCTTGCAGCGCCAACGACAGGTACCTGTCGAGCCTGCTGATGGACAGGTGCAGGCGCTCCAGCTGTGTCATCTCGCCCAGCTCGACAGGGAGCTCCAGGCCCTCGCCGTGGGAGGTGCACATGCGCAGCGAGCGCAAGCCGCGCACCCAGCCCTCCCTGCCATGCTGCGCCAGCGCCGGCCCCGACGGCGCCCAGTCGTGCAGGATGCCGCGCCCCGAAAACACGGCGTGGTGCTCGTGAGTGTCGGGCACCGCTGCGCATCCAACGGAGCGGATGCCGGACGCCAGCCGCTGCATGGCCTCCTCGTTGCCATCTGCGTCGCCGATCACCACCATGACATTGTGCAGGTCCAGCCGGTCCAGGTACAGCGGGTTGGGCAGATCTTCCACCACGACGCACTGCACACCGTAGGCGTACAGGTCCAGGCGCTTGAGGCTGGTCGGCAGATTGCGCAGGGCGCCGTCCGGCATGTCAGGCCGCGCCGGCATCAGGATCTGCAGATGCTGCAGCTGCTGCTGCGCTGCCAGGCCGGCCGTCAGCGCTATGCTGCTCCTGCTGCTGCTGCTGCCCTCCTCATCACCATCTTCTCCAACGTACTCGGGCATGGGACAGCCGGTGAGCTCCTCCAGCTGCAAACCCTTGCAGGACAGCACCTCGTCCAGCAGCTGCGCACACCGCAGATTGTGGTGATGCGCGGAGAAGCCCGAACATGTGTCCAGGTGAAGGCGCAGGCGCCGCAGGTTTGCCAGGCCTCCTGCTGCTGCTGCTGTCCTCAGCGCCTCCAGCAGTTCTGCAGTCCGCGGCATCTCCAGTGTGGTGAGGGTGCTGGTGTTGGCCGGCCGCCTCAACCAGGCTGCGAAGGACGATGACATGCCCTCCAGGCCCCGAAAAATGACGTGGGTCTGCTGCTCATCGCATGCATCACGCCACGCTGTGCCTGTCAGCGCCAAGGCTCGCTTGAAAGGCTGCACCGGGTCGCGGACCGGGCCCGCATGCTTAAGGACGATTTCTACCGTGTGTTGATGGTCCATGCGAGACGGATGCGGGCGCTACGCATGTGCCTGCATGGCCTAATGGAGTGATGACGAGTCAAGGGCGGACGCAGCAACCCGGTTCTTTGTGAAAGGGACATCATTTCGCTAAACATAAAGAATAGTCACGCGCGCAGTCGAGTCGCAACATTGCAAGAATGGCCACACGCACTCGAGTGACCCGACCGTGCTGTGCATCAGCACTGACCTTGCTCGAGGGGAAGCTGGCGAGGAAGCTGTGGCCGCCCGGGTGTTCAACAGGTTCGCTTCATTCGGCTTATGAAGCTGCGTTTGAAACGGTCGAAAAGTGCATACACTTTGCCATCAGACGGGTGCATGAGGCCTAGAATGAAGCGTTTAGGTGGTACGATTTGCAGAGCAACCAAACGACCAAGGGCAATGTACAGTCTTAAACAGTACTTGTAAGCGCTAGAAGTACCTCCTTTTTCGCCACTTAAGTGGTACGATTTATTTTACCAAAAGTTTTTCACCACAGAATCCCACTAACCTCGTTAGCGTATCCAAGCTCAAATAGCCCCTGTTGGTCTGGCGACCCATGGGGACTTTTGGCAAATTTCGGACGAAATCGTACCACTGAGCGACCCCTTTACACACCCTACAAGTCCCCTTCAAGATCCAAATCAACCCTCTAAATCCGCCAAAATCGAGTGGTACGATTCGCTGGTGCCGGTGTATAGCGCTTGGTTGACCCTATCCGAGCTCAAATCAACCCTCAGATTTCCAGTTGCTCAAAGCCTGCTGAAACAAGTCTATCCAAGCTCATCTAGGGTGCGGCGTTCAACCGATCGCCGAGACCCGGATACTCGAGCCTGACTGGGCCATCCAAGGTCAAAACACAAGCCACGACGCCGACAGCACGCCGATCCAGCACGCCGATTGTGCCCATCAATGACACACCGACACCAACACCGACACCATGTCTGCGGCGTCCAACATCCCGGCCCACATCTGGGACGACATCGCACGCCGCGCCAACATCGGCGCGTTCGACGTGGCGGCCCTGCGTCAAGCGCTCCCTGCGGCGCGCCGCGCGTACACGTCGCCGTCGGGAACCGATCAAGTGCGGGAAAGCGCACTGCGGGTCGCGCAGCAGCACCTGGCAGAGCTGATGAACAGGGCGCCGAAGGAAGGCGGAGCGTTTTTCGGCAGGATTGAGGCGGAAGACGGCCCCGCCAGCTGGTTGCAAGGCAACAACAACAGCAACGACTGGTTCGTCACGGACGGCCGTCTCTTCTTCGAATGGGACGAGGCGCGCCAGACGCTGGTGTTCGTCGCGCGGTACGATGGCGACGCCGGCCATGTGGTGTTGGCGGACGACGAAGACGAGCCGGCGCACATCAGACTGGCCACCAGGCTCGGCGCAGCAGACTTTACGGCCGCCCGCAAGCAGATGCAGGCCATGCGTCGAGCTCTGGACGCTGGGCGCGTGGACATCCCGGTTGTCAGGACCTCGAGGGCCAACACAATCGTGCAGCACCTTGCGGATGAGCTGGATGCCCAGTGGCGCTCGATCGAAGCGCGCATGCACGAATCCACGATGTGGTGGCAGAGCGAGTCCGATTACTGACACGAGCCGCGTCAGTTCGCGACGTTTTTTGGTGTGGCGCGGTGGCAACATACCAAGGTACCGTAACAATGACAACTAGCCTGTTGGACGAATGCAGCACGCTGTACCGTCATTACTTTTCCACGCCGACCATTGATAGAGTCCTGTTCTGCTCGTGGCTACGGTCCACGACCAAGCCCGAGCATCGCACGGCCTCGCAGTTTGAAAACTTCCTGCTCAACAGCGCCCAGCTGCGGGACCGCCTGTGCCGAGAGCTCGAAGCCGCGTACGCGCGCCTGATCGGGGACGACGGCCAGGTCGCCACGGTATTGACGTCCGCCGACCAGCAGCGGTTCGTCGAGGCCTGTACGAGCGAGCGCTGGGTCAACACGTCCATGCGGTCCTCTGCCGAAGCCTTCGTGCGCACCATGCCGGCGTTTGCCGCCAAGCACGATGCCATCCTGCGCCAGCTTCATCGCCACGCGCACGGTCCCGACGGCCCCGAGCTCTCGGAAGAGCGCAGGTCCTCCTACCTCGCCCGTCTGGTGATCGATCCGACGTACACGCTGCAGGACGTCGCACGCGACGTGGCGCTCCAGTTGCCACCTCCTTCTCCTGCTGCTACGTCGACGACGTCCACGGCGGTGTCGGCAGAAGGCGGGGAAGACCACCGCAATCGCAACGACCTCATCGCCGACATCGAGCGCGCATGGAGAGGTTTCTGTTGTGAGGACCTGCTCGTCGATACCATGCCGTCAGGCGAGGACATACGTGGCGTCCTGGTCGCGCTCCAGGACCCTGCCGAAGTCTTGCAGGCTGTCGTGGCGGCGCGACGGCCGGCTCGCCACGACTGTCCCGAGCGTGTCCTGGACGAATTCGAGCGGGTCTTCGGACGACCGATGTCGGTCCGTGAGTTCCTCAGACACCGCCGGCATCTTTCGGCGTCGCCACCGAAAGATGTTGTGGCAAAAATGCACGCCGACTTCCGTGCCGCTTACCAAGACATCAAGGACGTGCATGCCCGATACGAAGCCCTGGAGTTGTCCGAGGCTGACTGCATACGACGATACGCGTGGGACGCGGGTCGGCCTGGGTTTGTCCAGGAGCTCGCCAAGCGGTTGGCGCATGGACCGGCGTACGCCCAACTGATGGGAGACCGCATCGGCGAAATGCTGGCCGACCGCACGTCGTGTCCGGCAGCAGGACGGTCCTTCGCAGCCGACGTAGAGCACGCGCTGTGCCTGGCTCGAGACCAGGGGCTGGACTTGCAGGCGAGCGGATTGTGCGACGTCGTGGACGAAGTGGCCGAGGAAGCCAGGAGGATAGAGGAGCGCGCCCAGCGCCTGTACGCGGAACACCTCGAGCGCGTGCCCGATGATGAGGAGGTCGCCGAGCTCAAGGCACGGTACCGCGCGGGTCCTGGGTTTGAAGAGACCGACGCGGCCGTGCAGGCCGACCTGGTGGCCAGTTTGGAGTACCACGACGTTATCAAACGCCATATCCAGGAGTGCGTGGAGGATAAACTGCCGCCTCATCGCCTGTTCCGCATGCTGTCAGCGGTTTTGGCCAAGGGAGGAGACGTGCTGGTGGACCGCGAGGCGTTGCGAAAGTTCGTGGTCGGCGGCGGTGCGGCGTGATGGAGTGTCGGCGGGTCGCGGCACGTTTTCTGTCGGCGCATGGCCACATACACAAGTGTATACCTACAAAATCATGTCCCCTCCCAAGCCCTCCGCCAAACGTCAGCGCTCTCCGACGTCCTCCTCGGTGTCGCCGACCGCCGTGACGCGCGCCAAATCGGCGCGCACCTCGAGGGTGTCCACGCAGACCCTTCTGTCCCAAGCAGAAGCCGGCGGTATCGTGTACGACCTCCACGGTCGTTTCAGGGATGATCCCCTGGACGTCTTGCGCACGGCGTTCAGCATGGTGGACGGCGACGGCCTCACCATGTTTGCTCAGTCGGGAGTGGCCAACAAGGGTCTGGGTATGTGCTTCATGCTGAGCGCACGCGAGTCCAAAGACCTGGTCAGTTCCCACGCCGACCTCCCGTGGTGGACGCTGCAGAAGGACGATTTCGCAAAGGCATGCAGGACCGAGAGGTTGCGGGTGGGGTTTCGCATCGGCGGACCATCGGCGCTGGCCATCACGTACGCCGAACCGTGCAACCAGACCAGCATTGCCCTGCCGCGGTCATCGGGCAACACGACGACGCTCCTCATGGGCACATTCTCCATCGACCACCCCGCCTTGCTGTACGCGACGCTCATGCAAGGCGCCCAGAGCATCGTGCAAGCCTCTGAGGTGGACAGCGAAGATTTTGCCCTATACGAGGTCCTGGAAACGCTCGTGCCGCGCGCGCAGCGTCTGCTCCGCCTGCTCAGACTGCTGCCGCAGCTGCGCGTCGGCGGCGGCATCGGCGGTGCTGGTCTGATCGGCGGTGGATGCGCGTGCATGCGGCGACGGTGATACGCTTCAATGTGGTATTTACATCCGCCACCGGTGCCCGCACACGAGGCAAGAAGCAAAGATAGTCATAGGCTCATCAGCAGACCGCGTTTGCAACTCAAAGTAGCTGCAATCGCGCTTTTTGCACTTGGAACACGTGAAGAGATCCGTTCTGGAGCATACACCACGCGATGCCAGGTCTGTTCGCGCAGCTTCGCGGAGCTTATCGGCGGTTTCCCGCGCTGCGATCCACCTCTCGTCGTCGGGCTTCTGCTCCACGAGCTCTGCCGGCCTCAGCGTGCCCGCCAAAAGGCGTTGTTGAACGGCAACATCACGGTCGTTGTCCAGCTGTGCAGCCACCTCGTACGCTTTCAGGCGGTAAGAAGCTGCGAAACCGCTGTCCTGCCACGACGCTGACGCCGTTGATCTCTCCGATTGAGCTGCCTTCACGGTTGAGTTGAAGATGGCGCGCTCGACCGCGTGTGCGACGTCCTCCGTCAGCCCCGCCGATCCGTGCAAGTACCCTTGAAGGCGTGTGCGCATGGGATGGTCGTTCATGATGACCACCAACGTTGTAGAGCACACTGGCTCTCGAACGTTTTTGAATCATCATCCAACGCAATGGTACACCGACCGACCGCACATCAACATGCCCGCAACGAACCGACGCAACAACAAGCCACGCACACCTCCAAAGCCAAAACCATCGCGACGACCACGGCCGCAGCCACGCCATGCACCGGCTCCAGCACGAGCTGCCAAGAAGGTAGCCACTCGTGCGCCTCCAGTGCGCCATGCGTCCACCCTGCTCCAGCCATCCTCGCCTCCTGCGCAAACCCTCGACCCTGCCCCTGCTCCGCGCACGCACGGTCGAACCAGAACCATCGCTGCGCTGGCCGGCACGGCAGCGCTGGGTGCGGCAGCGGCAGCAGCTGCGTACACGGCTTTCCGGTGCGATAACGATGAAACAGACCCCGGAGACGGCAGGCCGTGTGTCATTGCGCTGGATGTTGGAACGCTTGGCGACAATAGGATGATGGAGATGGCTTTGTCTCAGGTTCGACGGTGCCACGACATCGTATACATCACCGATCGCAAGCACAAAGTCCCTGAAGGCGACATTCGCATCGCGTTCTCCACGCCACCGGAGATCCTGGAGGATACCAACACGCCGATGGCCGACACCAGCAAATCCACAACGGCCATCGCCCTGCAGCACGGAAGGACGCTGGCCAAGGTCATGCATTTCAGACGGTGTCTCATCCAAACCATACAGAGAGCCGTCAAGCGGTACGACGTGAAAGCCATCCTGGTACTTTATCCCGCTCTGTTCGTAGCGTTTGGACTGACGAGCGACGTGTTCGATCGGGTACCCGTGGTATGCCTGTGGTATGCGCCAGGATACCCCAATACATCCATACCGTGGCTGTACGACGCCTCCTGGAAGGACGAGAACGAAGGAATATACAAGGGTGATCCTCGCGGAACAGGTCTAGAGGTCATCAAGCGCTTCGAAATGGCGCGGGCCAGCCCCAAAAAGGACCACGTGGCAGGCGCGATCAAGATCTTCAAACGTTTTCAGCATGTGGCTTGCTGGGCGCAGTCCGCAACGCGCCCCATCCACATGATCGAGGACATCCCAGTTGAACGCGTGGGCGGCCTGTACAACAAGACGCAGATGGTCTCGCAGGATTGGTACGGTCCCGGTCAGCCTAGCGATGAACTGCTTGCGTTCATCCGTCGTAAAGGTAACACAGCGCTCGTGGCGTTTGGCTCCTACGCCGATTCTCCCGCGCTGAAGCCCATCATCCCCATGGTGGTGAAGGAATTGACACGTCGAAAATGGAACGTGATCATCCACAACACCAAGAAACTGACAGATCTACCCACCGGCGAAAACATACTCATCCACTCGGGCTGGTTGCCGTACGAGTACATCGCGCCGCACTGCCAGCTGGCGGTCTTCACGGGGTCTGCGGTCCTGCAGACCGTGTGTCTGTACAATAAAGTCCCCATGCTCTTCGTTCCGCTCCTGTCAGAGCAGTTCTATTTCGCCAAGAACTACCAAGATCTGACCCATACGCCCTACATCAACCACCAGATTGACCTTGAAGTCAACCGTGAACGGGTGCAGGTCGCTCTGGATACCTTCGACTGGCCATCCGTGCTGGGCTACCTCCAGTCGGTGCACGCAGATCTGGTCAAAAACCACGGTCCCACCAAAATTTGTCGCTTTGTGCAGAAACTGATTCGCGAAAACGCCAAAGACCCCGCGCCGATCGCCGACTCATGCTGTGACTGAGTCGTCTCACTCAGCATCATCATCGTCCGCAATGTCGGCGGTCAGCGCGAAGCTCAACAGGCACGCCCGGTTGCAATCCCGCATGATGTCGGCGATCCAGCGAGGCATCCTGCCGTCTGGCGTCTTCATGGTGCCCGGCACGAGCCGGTGTCCGCGCTGCAACATGGCGTGTGCGTAGTCCTTGGTCTCGTTTGCACACTTGCACACTTGCACACTGGCCACTCAAAGAATTCATGGGGCTGGGTTTGCAAGGCCATGTCAATTGGCAGAGCGCGCCGCCGCCATCATCATGACCACGACGACAACGGACCATGTCAAGGTGTTCACGGGCATCTACGAAGGCGCGGTTTGGGGCGACAATCAGCAGTTCGAGTACAGGGGCAGCAGCGGCCCTGGGTCTGACGTGCGGTACAACATCGGCGCGTACGTTCCATTTCTCAAGGCGTTCATACGCGATCGAGGCGTCCGCAGCGTCGTGGACCTCGGCTGCGGGGACTTTCGGTGCGGCAAGTTCGTGTACGAGGACCTGGATGACGTGACGTACACGGGCTACGACGCCTACGCCAAGGTTGTCGAGCACAACCGACGGACGCACGACCCTGCCAAGTACACGTTCCACCACCTCGACTTTTGCAACTCCAAGGAAGCGATTCAGAGCGCCGACCTCTGTATCCTCAAGGACGTCCTGCAGCACTGGTCCACGCACGAGATCTACGCCATGCTCGACTACCTCACGACCAGCGGCAAGTTTAGGTACATCCTGATCTGTAACTGCTGCGACCAGCGCGCGGACGATGTGGACGTGCCCACGGGCGGATGGCGCCCGCTGTCCTCTGTGTACCTGCCGCTGCGCAGGTACGGTGCGCAGAGGCTGCTCGCCTACGGGACCAAGGAGGTGTCTTGCATCGAGGTGGTTGATGGTTGAGCGTTCGCGTGACGGATGATTGGAGAGTGCGCTGTCAGGCCGTGGAAACGGGGTCACTTGGCGAACAGCCGTTTCTGCATCTCAAACACCACTTGTAAGCATGGTTTGAGCAACCGGAAATTGGATAGTCTAAATGAGCTTCAACCACCCTATCCAAGCGCTATACACCGGCACCAGCAAATCGTACCACCTCGATTCCGCGATTTTCGACCCTTGTTTTGGATCTTAAAGGGGACTTGTAGGGTGTGTAAAGGGGTCGTTCAAGTGGTACGATTTCGTCCAAAATTTGCCAAAAGTCCCCATGGGTCGCCAGACCAACAGGGGCTATTTGAGCCTCTTTAGGCTAACGAGCATACCCCGATTCTGTGGTGAAAAACTTTTGGTAAAATAAATCGTACCACTTAAGTGGTGAAAAAGGAGGTACTTCTACAGCTTACAAGTGTACTTTAAAGCTGTACATTACCCTTGGTCGTTTGGTTGCTTTGCAAATCGTACCACCTAAACGCCTCGTTCCAGGCCTCATATGGCTGTTTACAGGCAAAGTGCACGCACTTTTGGACCGTTTCAAACGCAGCTTCATAAGCCGAATGAAGCGAGTCCAACGCGAACACCTGAAGGCGGCAGCTTCCGCCCCAGCTTCGTCATTCGGCGGCAGGTCGGCGGAAGGTCGGTCATCTGAGCTTGGTTGGTCAGACGGGGCGACATCGTCACGGCATCGGTTTGACCGGCAGCGGACCTGACCATTGCATTTTGTCACTCGTTGTGAACACACACAGTCCCTCAGACTTTTGCTCCATGCCCGCCCAACGCAAGAAACAGCGTCCGACGACGAGCACCACCGCCTCGCGCGGCAGCCGTCGCGTCCCTGCTGCGCAGCGCGTCCGCAAGACAGCAGCACCTACACAACGCCGAGCGCAGTCCGAACCAGCGCGAGCACCGGCAGCACCAGCAGGGCCAGCGCGCACACGCACACGCACGCGCACACGTACCCCATCATCACGCTCACCACCTCGAGCTCCAGCACCAGCTCCAGCCCCAGCACGCGCGCGTATTTCGCCGCGCTCACCTGCTCGCGCAGCGGCAGCAGCAACCCCACCACGCTCACCATCAGCGGTCGGCAGCAATGTCACAACTGACTCGGCTCGAATTCGGCAGTGGAAGGGCGACTGGCAAGCGTGGTTCAAATCTCTGCCGGCAAATCTGCAGCGCAAATTCGCCAACGCAACCGATCAGCAGAAACGCAGGCTAATAAAGTACCTGACAGGTTTTACGGTGCCTGTTGTGGCACTGGGGGCTGCAACTATGGCCTATAAGTATGCTAAGCCGTCGGGTCCATTGCTGGAATGCAGAGAGGCGCTGAATGCCCTGAGGAAAGAAGGGACAGACGCCACTTACAATGCTGCCGTGGCCAAATGTGATGACAGGAACGTACAAGAGCATTTGTCCGGTAGTCAGAGGAGACGCATGCAGGCAGCATATGAACGGGTTGTCGACCCGTACCGGTTCATATCGCCGGACGTCCTACCAGACCCGCGATCGTATAAAGGGCAGCCCAAGCTTTGTGCTGAAGCGCTCCGTAAGATTCCAAAGGCTGCCAACGCAAATCAACGCACTGCTGCCATTCAGGAGGCACAGAGAGTCTGCAATAGCAAGGGGCAGAAGGGCCTAAGCTCATGGTTGAAGCCGTGGACCGCAGAAGAGATCGCCACACTGGAAGCGTTGTACGACGAGTTCATCACCAACCGCTGGCATTACGTGCCTCCAACGCTTGACGAGGCGTTGCTGGCAACCTTAGGCATGTTGCCCGATAGCCTTAGGGACACACCAACGTTGTGGAAAGGCTTCCGCAGAGCGATTAGAGAAGGCGGACTGCTAGATCAACTGCCGAAGAAGCTGCAAGAACTGGCAAAGCCTGCTTTTGAAAGCACTGTCCAACAGCAAGCGAACGGCGCGGAGGGCGAGCCATCTGTCAACAATGGCCAGCAGCAGCAGCGGCCTAACATGGTTTCGCAGGGAGTGAGCGCATTATCAAATTGGTGGAACGGGCCTGCACCGACCGCTGGGAACACTTCTTCAGGAAGCGTAGCTCAGCCAGCACGACCGTCACAACAGCAACTTCAGGAACAGTGGGATGAGCTCTTAGCCGCTGCGGAACAGTCACTGCCTGTAAGTTCTGGCGCATCATCCTCTAGATCCTCGTCGAGCGGTGCTGCATCCTCATCAGCATCACCACCGCGCCCTCAGCCGCCGCAGCAGCAGGCGCAGCAAGGCCGACAGCAACAGCAGCGCCGATCCGCAGGCACCGCAGGCGCCCCTCAGCCACGCCAACAGTGGCTTCCGATGCCGGCCATCCTCCAACGATCTAGGAGGAGCAACACCAACCGAACGAGTTTGAACGAACAAAGTTTGATCGATCGGGCCTGGGATGCCGCCAGATCAGGCAGGAATAGACAGTGAAGCGCTCACACACCCTGTCTTGAATTACAACCTCGCCACGAACAGGCTGATGGTCGGCGTGGAGGGCGGCACGCCCGCGATGCGGGGATTGGCGCCGTCGTGCGGGTCTGCCGCGAGGTCGCAGAGCGCGCGCGCCACCTCGGACGGCGTAGCGCGGGGATTGCGGTTGGCGAGGTAGAGGGCCGCGGCGCCGGCGACGTACGGGCAGCTGAAGGACGTTCCGTCGGCTCGGTCGGTCCGGTTGCCCGGCGCAGTGGTGAGGATGCGCTCCCCAGGCGCCAGCAGGTCGACGACGTCCCCGAAATTCGAAAAGCTGGAAAACTTGTCCGTCGCCCAGTCGTACGAGCCGACCGTGATGGCTTCGCGGGCATGCGCTGGCGAGACGGTCCCCGCATCCTGCGTCTCGTTGCCGGCCGCGGCGACCACGACGATGCCGTGGACCGTTACGGCCTGCGTGACCGCCAGGTCGAGGGACGTGTACTCTCGAGTGCCGACGTCCCCGCCCAGGCTCATGTTGACGACGATGCCCTTGACGGAGGAGGAGGACGAACCGCTGCGAAGGCGGAAGGCGATGACCGCGTCGAGCGCAGCGACGATGTTGGAGATCGACCCCGATCCAGTGGCGCCCAGCACCTTGTAGCCGTGGATGGGGACATCGGGCGCGACGCCGACGACGTGACCGTCATTGTCCCGCGCGGCCGCGACGCCCGCTGCCATCGTGCCGTGCCCGTTGAGGTCGTCCGCCGCAGGTTCGGTGGGGACGAACGAGCGGGACTCGACGACGTTGATGTCGGCGTGGCGGGAGTCCACGCCCGTGTCCAGCACGAACATATGCACTCCCTTGCCGGCCAGCGAACGCCGACTGCCGATCTGCGCGCTGCTCTGCAGACCTCCGATGCGGCGCAGTCCCTCGGGGATGGTCTGCGTCTTCTGTTGCAGAGGATACCCGGCCCCGCCTCCCAGCAGGTCGCCGATGGGCCCGATCGGCGCGAAAGCCCGGACCGGCCAGTCCCGCTCGATGGCTTCGACGATCCCGGACTCCTGAGCGAGCACGCGCGCCACCAGGGATTCGTCCAGCACGGCGGCAAAGCCCTGGATCGCGTGGGAGAAACGATGGTACGGCGGCGCGGACGCCCTCAGGAGAGCCGCGATGCGTCCGATCTCGAACCCGAGCAGGTCGGGACGGACGATGTTGCGGCGGAAGCGCACGATGTACGGGGACAGTGTTGTCATGATTGATTGTCTTTGGTCGAAGGCTGAGAGATGATTTTCATGGGATCAAGACTGGGGACATGCCAGCCCCGCAGCGACGCGCGCCTGCAGGATCTGCAGGTCGAGGCGTCTCATTTCGACCTCCTGCTGCTTCAGTTCAACCTCTTGCTGCTTGATGTTCAGCTCGTGCTGCATTCGAAGCTTCTCCATCTCCACATCCACCTCATCCTTGGACTTGGCGTCGTTCACGAGCTGGATCAGGTGCAACTCGGCGTCCTCCAGCGTGAGGCCAGTGAACAGCTCCGGCTTGTTGCCGTCGTTGACCGTCACCACTTCGTTGTAGGCCCGAAAATCCTCTTTCCATCGCCGCTCCACCAGGAATGGGTTGGCAACGCACACCGCCGAGTACAGCTGGCAGCCCGGCAGCTCGTTGAAATGCGCGTCCATGCGCTCCCGCAAATCGTCCGTCCAGCCCACCTTGACGTACCGCTTGTCGTTGAACGCAAAGTCCAGCAGGTACACCAAAGGCACGCGGTAGAATGCCCCGATGAACTTGCCTGCCATGTTTGGAGACGCAAACACGAACTTTTGCTCTTGGCACGCTGCATTGACCGAGCAGAACGTCCTGCGTTCACCTGTCGCGGCGTCGGTGGATTCGATCTCCCAGGCAGCGCGAGGATCTCGGCCAGGCATCTTGCATTGGTGTATCGTTCAGGGTGTGGATTGCCTGTCTTTGAACATCCGTGCACCCCACACAACATCCTTGATCACGCCACGACCCGAAAGCATTCGTGCAGTACGGCCGTCGGGCTCCATCTGAGGATCCGTACGACCTGGCCGGACCGCGCTCCGATATGGCGCGCCATGCGGTCGCTCTTCAGTAACAGCGGCATCTTGTGAGGTTTGTCCGTGAGTCCAAACCTCGCCAGGACTTGTGCCCCGCGCTCGGCGCTCAGGACCTGGTGGAGCGGGACCAGTTCGTGCGCGGACGGATCGTACTGCAGTTCGGCCAGCGTGAAGGTTTCGGCGGCCGAAGACGGCTTGCCCAGCGCCTTGGCGGTCGCGGCCGCCAGCGGTTCGGCGGTCACCAGCAGGACGGGACCGGGCACGGACGACACCGCGCTCGCGACCTCGATGCCCTTGACGCGGGACTGGAGGAGAAACACCACGGTCGCGATGGAGGAATTGTGATCATGGTCATCGTCATCATCATCCACGACAGGGACGGCGAGTGACTGTTGTTGTCCTGGCGACGTCTGACTGAACAAGGACCGTAGTTCGGCGTGACGATCTTCGTCGGACATCGCCAGCAACGCGTCTAGACGCGTACACGAAGCGCCGCGCGCCCTCATCATAGACTGGACGACCCTCAAGGCCCGGTCGATGCGGGCCAGGAGCGTCATTTTTGCGGTTGATTTTGTCATTTAGATGCAGTCCATCCTTTCAACCACTACTTACTACTTCTTGCCGCCTGTGTTCACCCGCACGCGACTGGTGATGGCGTTGAGGTCTTCCTGCGTCACGGGACGCAGCTTGCTGCGGTCGATCGCTGCCAGCACGCGGGCCATGGGAGACGAGGATGCGGGAGGAGCAGGGTCAGACATGGCGGTCGTTAAGTGTGCGTGTTTGCGTGTGAGGACTGGACAAACTTTCCTTTGTGGGGAAGAGCTTGTGTCATGAGCGCTGGCAATTTTTTGGGCCGGGGTTCAAAGGACCCTTGGAGACCATGGAGAGTCAGATACAAACACAAGCAACCAATCATCATCATGACTGACGCGGCCTGCTGCCCGGTATGCGCGGAACCCTACACGGCCATGCGGCGCAAGCCCGTCGCCTGTGGTGCGTGCCGGTACGCGCCGTGCCAGATGTGTCTGCGTCGGTATTTGGTGACAACACACCGTGACGCCTGCTGCATGAACTGCAACGTCGCTCATGACGCGGATTACCTGGAAAATCACCTGCCCAAGGCATGGTTGCAGGGAGAGTACCGGGCTCATCGCAAGAACATTCTATTAGACAGAGAGCGCATGCTCATGCCGGCCACCATGCCGACCGTTGAGGCCATGGTCGCGGCCCGCAACCATATGCGGGACGTTGAAGCGGCGCGCAAGGCGCTCGAGGACACGCTGGCCGAGCAGCGGCGGCTGGAGAGAGCCTACAACGCGCTTCGGTACCCTCCCAGGGACGAGGATGGGCGCGCTGGAAGAAACGCCCGGCTGCCGGCCTACACTCGCAAGTGTCCGGCCGAAGGATGCCGTGGGTATGTCGGCGAAAATTGGACCTGCGGGCTCTGCGCCGCCAAAGTGTGCGAGCACTGCCACGTGGTGGTCGATACCGAGGAACACGCGTGCAACCCGGACGACGTCGCCACCGCGCAGCTCATGGCCAAGGACACCCGCGCCTGCCCCACCTGCGCTGCGCCCATCTACAAAGCCGACGGATGCTCCCAGGTCTGGTGCCCGCAGTGCCGGACGGCCTTCGATTTCTACACGGGAGCGGTAGAAACCAATCATATCCATAGTCCAGATTATTACGCATGGCTTCGACAGCGAACGGAGGCCGGGGAGGCAGGCGCAGGGCTGCCTAGGGCCGCAGGTATGGTGGAAGGAGGCGGTGGTGGTGCCGGCGGAGGAGGAGGAGGCTGCCCCGCCGATCCCCTCATGGGCTACGTGCCCGACCCGTTGTCGCTGCACCAGGCGCTGCGGGGATTGCCGTGGACCGACGAGATCATGGCGATCCACCGGCTGATGCGGCACGTTCGCTGGGTCGAGATGAGGCGGCATCGGCCGGAGGATGCTGTTGATGCCAACGTTGATTTGAGGATACGGTTCTTGTCGGTCCCGCAAGGCAAGCCAGGCTCCATGTCCGAGCAGGACCTGGCCGAGGCCCTCCAGCGGCGCGAGCGGACGCGTGAAGTCAAGGCGGCCGTCTTCAACGCGGTCCAGTTCCTGCACGATGTCGGGACAGACCTGTTCGGGCGCGTCACGCGTGCGCTGTTTGACCGAGGCACCGCGGGAGAGGCTGCGACGTGCGCCGTGCTGGAGGAGGTCGTGAGGGAGTTCCGCGGGCTGATTGGCTTCTTTGGCGAGATGACGCAAAGGGTCGCCAAGCGGTTCGGCGCGCGGCAGGGCTTCATCGTGAACGCGCAGACCTTCGAACTGCGGCAGGGCCGCTGGACCGCCGACGGGAAGACGAGGAGGAGAAGGATGGAAGTGGTGGATGAGACAGACAGTGGGGAAGATGAGGGCGTCATAGTGATTCAGGATAGTGACGATGATGTTGAGATGGAGGAGTAGACGCGGTGCGTTGGGGAGGATTGGATTTTTGTCGGAGACAGGGTCAATGTGAAGGGAGTCTGGTGCACCATGCCCACGTACTGCAACCATCGCGACTGTAAGCCGAATCACAATGGCAAGAAGAAAACGGCCGTGTACGGCATACCAGGCCGGTCACCGACGCGGTGTAGTGACCACAAAGATGACGGTATGGTGGACCGTATGAACATCAGGTGTAAATGCGGTAAATGTGCTGTCTGCGGTGTGCAAGGCGGAAAACCTACGGCATGCAGGAAATGTGCGACAGATGACATGGTCAATCTGCGCTACAAGACATGTCCGGACTGCCCACCCGGCCCAAATCAGACCTTGGCATGCTATGGCCTTGTCAAGGGTTGCCCAACCCACTGTAAAGACCACAAATCAATTGAGATGTGGGATGTCAAAAATGCATCTTGTGCAATCTCTGCGTGTTTGACGCGTCCATGCTTTGGTTTTACGGGGTGCAAGGCCACACACTGCAAAGACCATAGGCTATCTGGCATGGTGAACGTTAATGATGGGAATTGCACGTTTCCAGACTGTAACACCCGGCCAACTTTTGGCTTTCAAAACGGCAAAGCAGTTCGCTGCAAGGATCACAGACAAGCAGGCATGAAAGATGTGGTCAACCCAGAGTGTGAAGTGTGCGGACTACATGCATGCTATGGCATTCCTGGTCAACGACCCACGCGGTGTAGAGAGCACAAAGCAGAGGACATGATCGTCACATATGCCAAACTGTGCAGCGTTTGCACAGCTGTCTGGGTGTCCAACCCTTTGTATGAGGGCATGTGCTTCCGCTGCTTCTGCAACGAGCACCCAGACCACCAGCTGGTGCGCCACTTCAAGGTGAAGGAGCGCCACGTCGTCGACGCCATCCGCGACGGTCTAGGTGAGCTGCTGCAGGAGCGCAACATCAAGGTGACGCTCGACCGCCGCGTGCCAGGTGGCTGCTCCGCGCGGCGCCCGGACATCGCGTTAGACTGCGGAACCCACTTTGTGTACGTTGAGTGCGACGAATTCAACCATAAAACGTACACGTGCGAGACGAAGCGCGAGATGCTGCTGTTGCAGGACGCCGGGCTGCCTGTGATCATGATTCGGTTCAATCCGGACGGTTACACGGACGAGCACGGCGTCAAGCACCCCAGCTGCTTCACGCGGCGCCACGCAACCCTGGAGCTGCCTCTGGCGCCGGACGCCGAGCTGTGGGCACCACGCCGGGACGCGCTTCTGGCGGCTGTTCGAGAGGCTGTGGAGACACCGCCAGACAAGGAGTTTACCCGTGTGTGCCTGTTTGGCACGCACAAGCCTGCTGACGAGGAGGAGGAGGATGAGGATGATGAGGATGATGAGCAGTGATTTTTACACGGTCGGCTCCTGATCGCCATCACCATCCTCGCAATCCAGCCTTAGCCGCAACTGCGTGTACCCAAGCGCTCGGTTCAGGCTGATGCACCGCGGGAGCTTGACCGCCACCATTCCCCGGTTGGCTGACATGTACGATTTCAGCTCAGCACGCGTGATCGGTCGATCGCTGGGCCGATTGTCCGCCATCCAGCCCTTATACTCTGAATACAGCGCCTCCAGCGTCACGCCCTGCTTCTCCTCGCCTGCTGCTGCTGTTGTCTCCGTGACTGCCGTGCAGTCGGCCAAAAATTCCTGTACAGGGTCATTTTCCCTGATGTACTCACGCGAGAAGGCCTGCACCACCTGAGGCTCCACCAGCCCTTCAGCGCGGTAAACACGGTAGTACTGCAGCAGCAGCTGCAGCATCACCGGCGCCCACGCTGCAAACTTCTCTTTTAGGCTGTTATCCTTCTCGTACTCGCCTGCTTTGCTGGGCTTGTCCACGAATTTGCTCGTGAACGGGATGACCTTCAGGCGCCGTTGCACTCCTCCATCTGTGCTGGGCAGCTTGGGCAGGTCGTTGCAGGCCATGATCATGGTGAACTGGGGCGCGAAGGTCGACGCGCTCTGGTACAGGTCGCGCGCGGTGATGAGGTCGCCGCCAGTCAGCTCCTTGACAAAGCCCGTGTGGATCTTGTCGTGTTTGTCGGGCTCCTGCATGACCACCATCCGCTTTCCCCGGGTCTGCGCCAGTTGGCTGTCTGTTCCAGAGCTGGAGGCCCGCTTACCGGTGACGGCGGTGACCGACATGCCATGGTAGTACTGGCCCAGCGCGCGATTGACCAGGTCCAGGAGCTTTGACTTGCCATTGGCCCCCGATCCGGTCAAAACGTAGAACGCTTCTTGCCTCACGTGTCCCTCCAGCCCTGTAGACAGCATCTTCATGGCGTAGGCGCGCAGCTCGTGGTCGGGCAGCACCTGCCTGAGGAATGTCTCCACCTGCTGCGCGACGGGCGACTCCGGGTCGAAGGGCTCGTATACATGGCCTGTTGACAGCGACAGCCGGTCCTCGGGCGAGCCAGCCCTGAACTCCCAGCTTTTGAGGTCATACACTCCGTTCTCGAAGCCCACCAGGTCCAGGTTGAGGTTCAGCTGGTCGATGAAGTCCGGTTGGTGCAGCAAACTGCCCAGTTCAGCGATGACTCCGCGCTTATAATTGGAATCGCCAAGCTTGACGGTGAGAGCCCTCAGATTCTTGGCAATGTCCTGGTTCACCTCAACCTGCGCCTCGTCTGCGTCCTGGCCCTTAGCCAGAGCCTCGTGCTTCTCCCGCAGCTCCTTGACGCGCTCGCGCAGCTTGACGCTGATGACGCGCGAAACCGCTCCAATGGGGTCGCAGACGCGCCAGCGGTGGTCTCGGTACTCCATCCAGCTCTTGGCGTTCACGCAAATGAACCTGTTAGGGGCCATGCACACGATGCAGCGGGCAACATCGTGGTGCGTGCTGCCTTCCTGGACCGTTTGGTACACCATACCTTCTAGATCGGACGTCCTAATCCGGTTGTAGGCCGCCTTGTCGTCATTCCTTGCCCAATAGTGCAAACTCCCCATAGAACAGCCTCCGCGCCCGCCTCGCCGCATTGTAGACCACTCCCGCTGGCACACGCCCTCCTCAAACTTGGCCGATTGCCGCGAAAACTCGATCCAGACCGGCAGGAGCTCGTCCCCGACGCTATGAAGCGCCCAGCCGACCCGCATCCACGCCGAGCGGTCGTCGGCGCGCGCCGGTGACAGGATCTTGACCAGCTGTTCGGCCAAGGACACGTCCTCAGGCCGCGCCGAGTCCCGGGGCGCGTCCGCAGAGCGATTTTCTGGAAGTTCGACGGACCGGTGCTTCGGCGCCATGGCGCGGTCCCGCGCCTTGTTCACGGCCTCCTCGAACTGCTTGCGCACCACCACCTCCTCGTTCGGCGTGCGGCCCCGCACGGACAGCTTCCGCACAAAGTGGGACACGGTCATCTCCGGCGGCGGCGGACTCAAATCATCGATCAGCGCCACACGGTCCGGGCAATCCTCCTCGTTGTCCTCCAGGACGCTGAACCGCAGCACGCGCGTGGCCTTGTAGGGCTGGCCGCCGGGCTTGCCCGAGCCGAACAGCTGCCAGCCGTTGGTCATGATCACGCTCTCATCCACCACGTCCTTTACATCATTCTCCAACTCCAGACGCTCGCACCACGGCTCCAGCATCGGCAGGACCCGGTCCCTTAGCACCTGCTGGACCCATGGCGTGGTCACGACCGTTGGAAACACCAGATGGATGCCGTCCTTTGCGACCCCCTTCAACGAAGGATGCCGCGACGCGGACGGCTTCTCCAGCACCACCGCCTCGAACACGCCCTGGACCTGCGTCATGACCGCCAGCTGCTGCGCGTACGTCATGACGACCTCCAGTACATCGTCGGCGCTGTACCGGTGCGCCAGCACACTTCCACCATCCTCCTGCTCCTCCAGCTTCCAGCGCAGGTCCAGGTCCACGACGACGGGACCCCGTACGCCGTGCCTTTCGACAAAATTTAAACACGGTCCTCCCTCGAGCATGGCCTGCTCGGCGGCGGCCGTGTACAGGTCGTAAAACTGTCCCTCGGCAACGCTGGGGATGTAGTACCGTCCTCCGGGCGCGCCCCGCCCGCCGATGCGGGTGTGCGTGCAGGCGCTGCCCTGTGCGACGGCGTACTCTGCCAAGAAGTCCTCGAGCGCGCGGACGGCGGCGGCCGTGCGCAGCCCGGTGGATGTGGCGCGGGACAACATGATGTGTGTTTGTTTGTTGGCACCGTATATGGATACACCGCGCTCTCTTTCAGTTCCAGACAAACGCCGCCGTCGTGGTGGTGGTTGCGGTTGTGCAAACACAAAACCGCCGACGGACCCTATGCCTTGCTGGTCACAAACTTTCTCAGGCCTCAACAACGTACCTCCACTCCGCCTTTGAATCCCGGTTTGAGAGTGTTTTACGCAATCATGCTGAGCCCCTCGAGACGTCCGGCGCGGCCAGCGGCCTGGACCGCCGAGCCCCGCTCCTGGCTGAGCAGCGTGGACATCGAGCGTGCGGTGCGGGTCTACGAGGACCGGTACGCGCCGTCCTTCCGTTTCGTGGGCGTGTTCCCCATCGACTTTGCTTCCAAATTGACCGCGGACCGCTGCGTGAGCCAGGCGGTCTGCGACTTGGACATCACCAAGGAATACACCGCCAACAAACGCAGGTCTATCGGATTCGTCTTCAACCTTGATCCCCATACGAGAGGCGGCAGCCACTGGGTCAGCCTGTTCGTGGGGCTAGATCCCTCCAACCCCAAACAGTACGGCGCGTTCTACTACGATTCGCTGGGAAACCCGCCTCCCCGCGAAGTTTCAAACCTTCAGCGCCAGCTGGCCGAGCAAGTCCGCAGCATATCCCCGCAGCACGCTTTGTCAGATTTCAAACTCGCGTACAACCGAGTCGAACACCAAAAGGAAAACACGGAGTGCGGCATCTACTCGGTTTACTTTTTAACTCTCATGCTGCAGCACTCTACTTTATCACTAGACGACATCCAGACGCGCGAGATACGCGACATGGACATGGCTGCGTTCCGGCACATCTTCTTCACGAGCGCGCCCCCGCGCCCCCGTACGTCACCTCTATCTCTAGGCGGTGGTCCTGGTTCTGGGTATCGTAGAGCGCTCCCGTCGAATCCACCAAGGACACCCGCAGTCTCCTCAGCACGCCCGCAGGCGGGTCGAGGACGGCCGTGCCCGCCGACCCGTGATGCCCTGGCCCGCCGAGCCGGTGCGACGGTCTCCAGCGCGCGACGTCGCCGGATCCCGTGAGTTCGGCCGGCTCGAGGACCGCCAAGGCCCCCTGCATGCCCTGAGCGGGACTGGCGTACGCGCTCGCCGATCCCTCGCACTCGTCGATCCTCAGGGCGATGTGGCGGGGATCCTTGCGCCAGTCTTTGCGGAACGGCGCCACCAGGATGCCGTGGTGCAGGCGTGCGGGCATTTGTTGCGAGATGGCCGTGAAGAGCGTGATGGTTATCACATTCCCAGAAGAGGACACGGCCGTCGACGCCACGCGCGCCGTCACGGGAGCCTGCAGCGGATCTTCAAAGGTGACCACGACGCGCCGATTGTTCAGTCGACTGGCGTCAAAATTCAGCGGTCCTTGGACTTCAACGACGTTCGGCGCCGGCATGCCCACGACGCGCGCGCTGGCGGTGGTCAAGTCCACGGACGGATCGAACCCCATGATGCGCGCTAGCCCCGCATGCCCAAAGCTGATCCCCAGTCCCAGCGGAGTGGCTTGGGACGGACCGAGGTCGCTGACCAGCTCAAAGGCGTCGCGGCGCGGATCGTGCGCGGCCGTGATGGACGCGATCGTGGGAGTGGCGTTGAGGCGCGCCTGCAGCTCGGCCACGAATTCGGCGCAGTTTGCATAGTCGCCGGGCGTGATGGACACGTCCAAACCTCCATTGGATGTATCCCCAGCATCCAGCAGAGCAGGAGATTCGTGGATGTTCAACGTGTTTTTGCCTGTGGATACGAGGCGATGCGTGCGGGGCAGGTCGGCGTTCACCAGCCGCATCTGCGTCACGCCGAACAAAGGATCGGGCAGCGGCCAGTCGTAGCGGGCCGGCGAGGGATGGGCGCGCACGTCGCGGTCCCGGCTGTCCACCACGAGCACGCGGCGCCGCATGGGAGTCGTGGTGGTAGCAGCAACGCTCATCATTGTCGTTCCGTTGCTAGTGCAAGGGACAAAAGTCTTTTACGGTGCAGCGACGAGCGACGCGACCTGGGCCCGCAGCTGCGCCACTTCGGCGATGAGATCCTTGAGGCCGGCGGTGATCATGGGAACCATCTGGCTGCTGTCCATGTACTGGAACACTTCGCCGTCCTGCGGCGTGAACTCGTCCTTGACGCCGAACACGGCCTGCGGGACCACTTCCTGGACCTCGTGCGCCAGGAAGCCCTGGAGCGTGGTTGCGGGATCGGATATGAACGTGTACGTGATGGGCCGGAGACGCTGGACGGCTTCGAGACCATTGGAAATCGGCTGCACGTTCTCCTTGAGGCGGTAGTCCGAGGTTGTCCCGTAGTGCGTGGTCGGCCCGTTGGTGCGGATCTCTCCCACGCGCCCGTGCTCGTTGGTGAATGCGATGTGGACGTTGGACCCCTTGCAGGGCATGTGCGTGGAGATGACCGCGCGACACCGGGACCCGGGGATCCCGTTGAACTGCGTCACTGCGTCAGGGGTCTTTGCGCCCTGGCTGCTCGTGGTGGGAGCTGGTGCAGGAGGAGCGGGAGCAGCGGGAGTTGCGGGACCTGCAGGAGTTGCGGTAGGAGCTGGTGCAGGAGGAGCGGGAGTTGCGGGAGCTGCGGGAGCAGCAGGCATTGCAGGAGTGGCAGGACTGCCGCGGCCGCGGCCAGCCAGGACGTTGTTGATGATGGATGCCATTGTTGCGGTGATGCTCTGGTCATGATGCAGCACAAGGTTTTCTTTGCGGTCTCAGCGGTTGTGTTGCGGAGGGATCAATCATATGTTGTACATGATGGTGATCTTGAAGGGATAACCACCATAATTAGTGCCGGTAGAAACGATGATGCCATTGCCTGTATTTGGATGAGCAAAGTACATACCGACTTGTGCAGCTGCAAACGGCAACCAATCTGGGCCGAATGCAAGATTTTGCACCTGACCAAACGCCATCAGAATGTTGTTTACCGTCACACCTGTTGGATACGCTACAGTGATGTTGGTATTTGCTGTTGAAGCCAAGTTGCCCGTCACGGTGATGACCCTGAAAGATGGTCCCGTCCCAGTTTGTATTGACCCATTGACGGTCAGCGTAGTGGACGGAGTGCTGGTGCCAATGCCTACAAAACCCGTGGCATTTTGCACCGTGATGTGCGCCGGGCTCACCAGGAGCGTGCTTTGGGACGCAGGAATGCCGATCGCGGACGTCATGACGCGGGCACCCGTGCCGCTATTGGCAACGGCCGCGAATCGCGACAGTTCGGGCGACCAGCACACGCTACGCCATGAAATGTTGCCCCCTGCCGTCCGCAACGTCCAAGCGGTGCCGTTGGAGCTCGTCATGACTTGAGTGCCCAAGCTGCCAGTGCTGCTCACCGCCACGAACACGGACAGTTCCGGCGACCAGCACACGCTGGTCCAGTCGTTATTGGCTGCCGACGTACGCGCGGTCCACGTGATCCCATCGGGACTCGTCATGACGCGGTTGCCCGTGCCTGAAGCGGCAACGGCCACGAAGATCAACAGCTCTGGCGACCAACACACGCTGAGCCAATTGTTGTCAGCTGCAGACGTCCTGGCTGTCCACGTGATCCCGTTGGGACTGGTCATGACGCGGTTGCCCGTGCCTAAATTGCCGACGGCCACGAATATGTACAGCTCTGGCGACCAACACACGCTGATCCAGTTGTTGGTATCGGCCGCGGATGCCCGGGGCGTCCACAAGATCCCGTCCGGACTCGTCATGACAAGGTTGGCCCCGCCAGCACTGGCAACGGCCACGAATATGGACAGCTCTGGCGACCAACACACGCTTTGCCAACTGTTATCGGGTACAAACGTCCTGGGAGTCCACGTGATACCGTTCGCGCTGGTCATGACGCGGTTGCCCAAGCCGTTTCCGGAGGCAACCGCAACAAAGATGCCCAGTTGTGGCGACCAACACACGCTGGTCCAGTTGTTGTCTGCTGGCGATGACCGTATCGTCCACGTGATCCCATCGGGACTCGTCATGACGCGGTTGCCCGTGCCTGAACTGGAAACGGCCGCGAATATCAACAGCTCTGGCGACCAACACACGCTGCGCCAGTCGTTGTCGGCTGCGGACGTCCTGGACGTCCACGTGCTGACGCATCTGACCGCGTCCGAAGACGAAGGCATGCAGGCCATGGCCTGGGCTTGGATGCGGTCGAACGTTCCAGGACTGGCCAGGACTGCGCTGCGTGACGCCGGCACCCCGATGACAGACGTCATGACGCGGTTGCCCGAGCCGGTCCATGCCACCGCGACGAAGATGGACAGCTCCGGTGACCAGCACACGCCGAACCAATTGTTGTCGGCAGCGGACGTCCGTGTCGTCCACGTTATGCCGTTGGGGCTGGTCATGATGCGGTTGCCCGTGCCGGTCCATGCCACCGCTACGAAGATGGACAGTTCTGGCGACCAACACACAGATCTCCATTGATTGTCGGCGGCGGACGTACGGACCGTCCACGTGATGCCGTCCGGACTGGTCATGACGCGGTTGCCTGCACCGTTGTTTGCCACCGCCACGAAGATGTACAATTCTGGCGACCAACACACCGACACCCACTGGTTGTCGGCGGCGGAAGTGCGGGACGTCCAGGTGATGCCGTCTGGGCTGGTCATGACGCGGTTCCCTGTGCCCGTTCCGGCAACAGCCACGAATATATACAGCTCTGACGACCAGCACACGCCGTACCATTCGTTGTCTGCCGCGGAAGTGCGGGACGTCCAGGTGATGCCGTCCGGACTGGTCATGACGCGGTTGCCAGTGCCGGTCCATGCCACCGCGACGAAGATGGACAATTCCGGAGACCAACACACGGTTCTCCATTGATTGTCTGCCGCGGAAGTGCGGGACGTCCAGGTGATGCCGTCTGGGCTGGTCATGACGCGGTTGCCTGTTCCGGTCTGGGCCACTGCCACGAACAGACCCAATTCGGGAGACCAACACACACTTACCCACTCATTGTCACTTGCTGAGGTCCTACTAGTCCAATTGATACCATCAGGGCTGGTCATGACGCGGTTGCCCGTGCCGTTGTTTGCCACGGCGACGAACAAAGCCCGCTCGGGAGACCAACACACGCTTTGCCAGTTGATATCCGCCGCTGCCGCCCTGGAGGTCCACGTGCTGACTGCTCTGACCGCGTCCGCGGACGAAGGCATGCACGCCATGGCCTGGGCTCGGATTCGTCTCAGCGAACCATTGCTGAGATTGCCGAGCTGCAGGTCTCCCGTTCCCAGCGTTACGGTGCCGTTCGTCTGGTCGACCGTGACATGCGCAGGACTGGCGAGGACCGCGCTGCGGGAAGCAGGAATGCCGATTGCGGACGTCATGACGCGGTTACCCGTGCCGCTGTTGGCAACGGCCGCGAATCGCGACAGCTCGGGCGACCAGCACACGCTGATCCAACCAATGTTGGCCCCTGCCGTCCGCGTCGTCCAAGCCGTGCCGTTGGAGCTCGTCATGATTTGCGTGCTGATGCTGCCAGTGTTGCTCACCGCCACAAACATGGAGAGCTCGGGTGACCAACATACACCAAGCCAGTTGCTATCGACTGCCGACGTTCGGGCGGTCCAGGTGATCCCATCGGGACTCGTCATGACGCGGTTGCCTGTGCCTGTATTGGCAACGGCCACGAAGATCAACAGTTCTGGCGACCAACACACGCTGGTCCACTGGTTATCGGCTCGCGACGCCCGTGCCGTCCACGTGATCCCATCGGGACTCGTCATGACGCGGTTGCCTGTGCCTGAAAGGGCAACGGCCACGAATATATACAGCTCTGGCGACCAACACACGCTGGTCCAGCTGTTATCGGCTGCAGACGTACGCACGGTCCATGTGATCCCATCTGGACTCGTCATGACGCGGTTGCCTGTGCCAGTAGTGGCAACGGCCACGAAGATCAACAGCTCTGGCGACCAACAAACGCTGCGCCAGTCGTTATCAGCTGCGGACGTCCTGGCCGTCCATGTGATTCCATCCGGACTCGTCATGACTCGGTTGCCTGTGCCTGAACCGGCCACGGCCACGAATATTAACAGCTCTGGCGACCAACACACACTAACCCAGCTGTTATCAGCTGCGGACGTCCTGGCCGTCCACACGATGCCATCGGGACTCGTCATGACGCGGTTGCCTGTGCCTGAACTGGCCACGGCCACGAATATTAACAGCTCTGGCGACCAACACACACTAACCCAGCTGTTATCGGCTGCGGACGTCCTGGCCGTCCACGTGCTGACGCATCTGACCGCGTCTGAAGACGAGGGCATGCAGGCCATGGCCTGGGCGCGTACGCGGTCGAACGTTCCAGGACTGGCGAGCACAGCGCTGTGAGATGCTGGAAACCCAATGGCCGATGTCATCGCGCTACCAGCACCGGATGCGGCGAAGATCGAGAGTTCGGGCGACCAACACACGCTCCACCAGGCATTTTCTGCTGCTGGTGTCCTGGTCGTCCATGTGATGCCGTCTGGGCTGGTCATGATGCGATTGCCGATGGTGGTGGCGGAAACCGCCACAAACACCGACAGCTGTTCTGACCAGCATACGCTTTGCCAACTTTGGTCTGCAGCTGACGATCGAGACGTCCAGGTGATGCCGTCCGGGCTGGTCATGACGCGGTTTCCTGTGCCCGAGGAAGATACCGCCACAAACAACCCACGCTCGGGCGACCAGCACACGTTCCTCCAAGTGTTGTCGGCTGCAGAGGACCGAATCGTCCAAGTGATGCCATCCGGGCTGGTCATTACGCGGTTACCGGTCCCGGTCTGAGCCACCGCCACGAACAGGCCGCGCTCAGCCGACCAGCAAATGCCGACCCAGTCGTTGTCGGCCGCAGATGTCCGGATAGTCCATGTGATGCCGTCCGGGCTGGTCATGACACGGTTTCCGGTCCCACTGAACGCCACCGCCACGAAGATGAACAGTTCTGGTGACCAGCACACGCCGCTCCAGTTGTTGTCGGCTGCGGACGTCCTGCTGGTCCAGGTGATGCCATCTGCGCTAGTCATGACACGATTGCCGGTGCCCGAGGAAGAGACCGCCACGAACAAACCCCGCTCGGGCGACCAGCATATCCCCGTCCAAGCGTTGTTTGCCGGTACAGTCCGTGCAGTCCACGTGATACCGTCCGGGCTTGTCATGGGTCGGAAGTCGCCGTTGTTTGACACTGCAGCGAAGAGCAGAAGGTCTGGCGACCAGCATATTTCAATGTATATATTCGTGCCTGCGGGAGTCCGCGGTGTCCACGTGCTCACCGTCCGGACTGCGTCTGAAGACGATGCGTTACAGGCCACGGCCCTGGCCCGTATCGCGCTGAGAGCGCGCGTGGCGTAGTGTCCGCTCAGCTGCACGTCCTGGACGGATACCGTGCCGTTCGTCTGGTCGACCGACGCATGTGCCGGGCTCACCAGGAGCGTGCTTTGGGACGCAGGAATGCCAATCGCAGACGTCATGACGCGGTTGCCCGCGCCGGTCACGGCAACGGCCGCGAATCGCGACAGCTCGGGCGACCAGCAAACGCTGCGCCATCCAAGGCTGGCCGCTGCCGGCCGCGTCGTCCAAACCGTGCCATTGGAGCTCGTCATGACCTGAGTGCCGATGCTGCCGTTGAGGCTCACCGCCACAAACACGGAGAGCTCTGGCGACCAGCACACGCTGTTCCAGCTGTTATCGGCTGCCGACGTCCTGGTTGTCCACGTGATCCCATCGGGACTCGTCATGACGCGATTGCCCGTGCCAGTACCGGCAACAGCCACGAAGATCAACAGCTCTGGCGACCAACACACACTGCTCCACTGGTTGTCGACGGCAGACGTCCTGGATGTCCACGTGATCCCATCGGGACTCGTCATGACGCGGTTTCCCGTGCCTGAAAAGGCCACGGCCACGAATATATACAGCTCTGGCGACCAACACACGCTGATCCATCCGATATCGGCGGTCGACGTACGCGCGGTCCACGTGATCCCATCGGGACTCGTCATGACGCGGTTGCCCGTGCCTGAACTCGCAACGGCCACGAAGATCAACAACTCTGGCGACCAACACACGCTGTTCCAGCTGTTATTGACTGCAGCCGTCCTGCCTGTCCACGTGATCCCGTCGGGACTCGTCATGACGTAGTTGGTCGTGCCTCCAGACGCAACGGCCACGAATAGCGACAGTTCTGGCGACCAACACACGCTGTTCCAGCCGTTATCGGCAGCCGACGTCCTGGCCGTCCACGTGATCCCATCGGGACTTGTCATGACGCAGTTGCCCGTGCCTGTACTGGCAACGGCCACGAAGATCAACAGCTCTGCCGACCAACAAACGCCGCGCCAGTCGTTGTTGGCTGCGGACGTCCTGGCCGTCCACGTGCTGACGCATCTGACCGCGTCTGCAGACGAAGGCATGCAGGCCATGGCTTGGGCTCGGACCGCCGGGAAGCTCGTCCGGTTGACGAAGGGTGCAGATGTGAGGACATTGGTGACCCCGACGGTATTCAATCCAGCGACGAATATAGACAGTTGAGGCGACCAACACACGTTCCAACAGCCGGTGGAGACGGGAGCGGATTGCAATCCCCACGAAATGCCGTCGCGGCTGTACATGAAACACGTCGTGGTGGTCGTGACCGTGGTCGCCACGAACACGGATGCTTCGGGAGACCAACACACGTGCAGCCAGTTGTGGTTTGCGGCAGACGTGCGGGTCGTCCACGTTATGCCGTTCGGGCTGGTCATGACGCGATTGCCCGTGCCGGTAGACGCCACCGCCACGAAGATAGACAATTCCGGCGACCAGCAGACGCCAAACCAGTTGTTGTCGGCGGCGGACGTCCTGGTCGTCCACGTTATGCCATCCGGACTGGTCATGACGCGGTTGCCCGTGCCGGAAGACGCCACCGCCACGAAGAGGGACAGCTCGGCCGACCAGCAAACGTCATACCAGGTGTTGTCGGATGCCGAAAACCGGGCCGTCCACGTGGTGCCGTTCGGGCTGGTCATGACGCGATTGCCCGTGCCGGAAGACGCCACCGCTACGAAGAGGGACAGCTCGGCCGACCAACACACGCTGCGCCATTCGTTGTCGGCGGCGGACGTCCTGGCCGTCCACGCGATGCCGTTCGGGCTGGTCATGACGCGATTGCCCGTGCCGGAAGACGCCACCGCCACGAAGAGGGACAGCTCGGCCGACCAACACACGCTGCGCCATTCGTTGTCGGCGGCGGACGTCCTGGCCGTCCACGCGATGCCGTTCGGGCTCGTGGCCGCTCTGTTTCCCGTGCCAACATCACTCACCCCCACGAAGATCGACAATTGCGGCGACCAACATATCGCATACAACGTGTTGGGGTACCCACTGTTGCGTGCCACCGACCCGCCTGTCGCAGCGACGCTGTCGCTCGCGCTCACCCGGACCTCCTCGACGCGGCTCCGGATCGTGTCCGCGCCCAAGCCGTTGATGGCCGCCGCCCTAACGTTCCCGACCACCTGCAGATTTGTGACTGGGTTGCTGGTGCCGATGCCTACGTTGCCGGTTGCCTGGTCGACCGTGACATGTGCAGGACTGGCGAGGACTGCGCTACGTGAAGCGGGAATGCCGATCGCGGAGGTCATGATGCTGAGGTTGCCTACGGCGACAAACCGCGACAATTCCGGAGACCAGCACACTCCTTGCCAGCTGATGTCCGCGGCAGAGGCTCGCGTCGTCCACGTTATGCCATCTGGGCTGGTCATGACGCGGTTTCCGGTCCCGGTGAAGCCCACCGCCACGAAGACGGACATTTCTGGTGACCAGCACACGCTTTGCCATCCGTTGTCGGCTGCGGACGTCCTCGTTGTCCATGTGATGCCATCGACACTGGACATGACGCTATTACCTGTCCCCCCCTGCGACACCGCAACGAACAATCCCTGCTCTGCCGACCAACATACGCTCGTCCACTGATTGTCGACTGCGGACGTCCTTATCGTCCACGTGATGCCGTCTGGGCTGGTCATGACGCGATTACCTGTCCCCGACGCGGCTACCGCAACGAACAATCCTCGCTCTGGAGACCAGCATACGCTCGTCCACTGATTGTTAACTGTGGGCGTCCTTATCGTCCACGTGATGCCGTCGGGACTGGTCATGACGTGATTGTTGCTCGTCGTGCCAAAGTTGGCGACGGCCACGAAGAGTCCCAGCTCCGACGCCCAACAGACGCTGGTCCAATTGTTGTCCGCTGGGGACGTGCGAATCGTCCAGTTGATGCCGTCCGGGCTGGTCATGATCCGATTGCCTGTTCCGCTGCTGGCCACCGCAGCAAACAGGTTGAGCTCTGGAGACCAACAGATGCCCCTCCACAAGTTGTCGGCTGCTGACGCCCGGGATGTCCAGTTGATCCCGTCCGGACTGGTCATGACGCGGTTGCCTAAGCCTGCACCACCAGATACAGCTGCGAAGAGTCCCAGTTCCGGTGCCCAACATACACTGCGCCATTCATTCGCGGCTGCCACCCTTCGTGATGTCCACGTGCTGACGCATCGGACCGCATCAGCCGAAGATGGCATGCAGGCCATGGCCTGGGCTCGGATGCGGCTGAGGGCGCGGTTGGGGTAATTCCCGCTGAACTGCAGGTCTCCCTGTAGAGTTGCCGTGCCCGACATGGTCGGGTTGGTCAGCGTTGCGTTACTGGACAGTACCACGCTTCCTGTCCCAGTGGACGTGCTCGTGCCCGTCCCGCCTCGCGTCACTGGCAGTATACCGCTCACGATGGCAGATGCATCGTGCGTATGGTTGCTGAGTGCGTACTTGGTTGCCAAACCCACACCTCCTTCCTGTAATGTCGTAGCATTGAGCGTAGCGGCTGTCACCGTACCTGTAAAGGTTGGTGCATCAGACAACACCACGCTGCCCGTCCCTGTAGAGGTGGTGACGCCCGTTCCTCCCTGGCTGACTTGGACCACACCCGTGATGTTGGAGGCGGCGACCGTTGCCCCGTTGCCCAGGATCGTGCCCTGGACCGTGAGGTCACCTGTCACCAGCGCGCTTCCTGCCACGTGCAGTTCGGCCGTGGGCGCGGTTGTGCCGATGGCCAAGCGGCCGGCGCGGTTGATGGTGTACCGCAGACTGCCATTGGCGTCGTGGAAACTGTAGTTCAATCCGTCAGTCGGTAACGTTGCTGTATCGAAGACTTTTGTGGCATCGGACAGCGTGAATGCGCTGGTGTTGCCGTCGTGCACCAAGACTGGAGATGGCTCGACCGTGGCACGATATGCGCCCTGAACCAGCAGGTTGAAGCCCGCAAAGTTTTGGAGGTATGCGTATGCGGTCATGGTCTGGTCTGTGTTGTTGCGCCAGATCATCAGGCCCTGGCCGACGCTCGTCAAGCCATGGACAGTGCCGAATATGTCGTAGCCATCGCGGGACATGAACGTCACGTCCAGGCTGAGCCGCCCCTGGTCACGGCGCGACGCTACAGCCGTTCCCTGCACTCTGATACAGCTGTCGTTGCCGATGACGCTACCAAGGCGCCAGACGCGCGGGAACGCCAGATCCCCAATCACGGACGTGCTCAGGTTGGCAAATGAGCCTTCAAATTGACCCGTGCTAGTGTACAGGTTGCCACCAGACACTTGCAACAGGCCCTGCATTGTGGCGTTGGACGATAAGACCACGTTGCCAGACCCTGTAGAGGTGGTCGTACCGGTCCCGCCCCGCGCCACCGGCAGCGTCCCAGTTGTGATGGCAGATGCATCGTGCGCATGGTTGCTGAGCGCGTATTTGGTCGACAGATCAACTCCGCCTTCTTGCAAAGTCATTGCATTGAGCGTTGCAGCGGTCACCGTTCCCGTCAGCGTGGCGCCATCAGACAGCACGACGTTGCCGGATCCTGTAGAGGTGGTTGTCCCTGTCCCGCCCCGCGCCACCGGCAGCGTCCCAGTTGTAATGGCACTTGCATCATGCGCATGGTTGCTGAGCGCGTATTTGGTCGACAGATCAACGCCGCCTTCTTGCAAAGTCGTTGCATTGAGCGTTGCAGCGGTCACGCTTCCCGTCAGCGTGGCGCCATCAGACAGCACGACGCTGCCGGTTCCTGTAGAGGTGGTCGTCCCGGTCCCGCCGCGCGCCACCGGCAGCGTTCCACTGACAATGGCGCTTGCATCGTGTGTGTGATTGCTCAGAGCGTACTTGGTCATCAGCGGCGTACCGTCCTCGGTGAATGCCGCAGCGCTCAGGGGGCTGTTGACGACGATGCCGGTCGAGTTCCGCACCTCGTATTGCAGAGTCCCCCCTGCAAGGTTGCGGAACGCGCACTCGCTGGATGAGTCGTCGAGCGCAGGCAGGTCATTCGATACATTCAACAGGTTTGTCAGACCGACCGCCGGCTGCCATGCCTGCGCACCGTCGTTTACCACCACAGGGGAGTCTTCCACGGTCACGCCACTGCCGTTTGCAACAGCCATCGCCTGGAAGGAACCGCTGGCGCCGCGGACGTGCGCATACACTACGGTGGCATCGACGGCATCGTCGCGGTAAACGCTCAGGGTCGGGAAGCCATTCGATGTGTAGCCAGACGCCCGTCCGAGTACGGCCGTAGACGTCACCACCACATCGAACGCAAACTTACCTGCATTACCCTGCAGTCGCAGACTGGAAACGTTTCCGGAAACGGTAGCAAGCCGCCACACGACCTCGTTGGGCGTGGGATCGGCCGGAGCGGACGCGGCGAGCGTGGCAAACCTGCCCGTCGAAGATCCCCGCACGACCAAGCCTCCAGAATCCTGGACGCGCAGCGTGCCCGTCACGACCGCATTTGCGATCGTCGGGGAGTCGGACAGTACGACGGACCCTCCCGATCCCGTGGACGTGGACACGCCCGTGCCTCCCCGCACGACTCCCAACGTGCCCCGTACGATGTCGGTGGCCGACAGCGGCCCGGAGATTCCCCCGGCGACTACCAGGTTGCCTGCAACGGCCACATTGTCCGCGACCGAAACGTTGCCCGAGGACGATCCGGGCAGGGTTGGTGGATCGGTCCCTGACATTTCTGTCGTGTGCCGACTGGCTGAAGGATGTTGTCCATGCCGTTCCACAAAGATTGTCGCGTGTGATGCAGCGGCGCTGGAATGTGGATCAAGCGATCGCCAGCCATTTGATGGAAGTGAGGCTGCTGGGATTGCCGCTCACGCTGATCCCGAAACCTGTCGTCGACACTTGAAACGTCGAAGCGCTCACGGCGTCCCTAGCCCCGTCAACGGTCAGCATGACGATGGGGACCGTGGGGAACTCACGAGTGAACGTGACCAAGTAATCACCAGTGACGGATGCATCGCGAGAGCCCGCTTGTAGTCTCGTTCGTCCTCCAAGGTATTCGACGTTGTTTTGCGTGATCCTTCCAGTGAAATCGATGTTGCCAGACACGGACATGTTCCCAACCACATTCGGGTTGGACAGCGTCGGGGCATTTGCCAGTACAACATGACCCACACCCGTGGCCATCGTCGTGCCCGTACCGCCCTGGGCCACGCCGATCACGCCGCTGGCGATGTCCTCTGCGGAAAGCTGGCCTCGAACCGTTCCAGCTACCACGAGGCTGCCGGCCACCGCAACGTTGGAGCGGACCGCCGCGTTGCCGCTGACCGCCATGGATGCGGTGGTGCCGTCTGCCAGGACCGCATCGTGGATCGTCGTGATGGTCACCTGCTGCTGCGCCATCGGACCATCGTCATCATTGCCTTTCTTTTGCACATTTCTCCAGCACGCAGCTGCGTTCGCCGACAACACCAAATAATGCCAAAACAAGGCAACTGCAACGCTGTCCCAACGATGGCGTCATCGTTCCTGTCGGTCCCCAACTTTGAGACGCTGCGGCGCGTGCTGGACGCATTCCTCAAGGAGAACCATGGCGTGGACCTCGAGGCGGACACCGACATTGACCTGGACCGCACGCTGTTCGAGACCATGAAGGACATGCGGGAACTCCACGCCGATTTGTCGGTCGAAGACCTCAACCGCTTGACACTGCGCCATACGCGCGCCCTGATCGTGGAAGCCCTGGCGCCCCGCCCGCAGCCAGCAGGCGGATCCTCCGTCAACCTGCCTGCAGACCGGATCATTCCCGTGTCGTCTTCCGCCGTCACCGCCTCGTCGATGGACAGCGGTGGAGGAGGATTCGAACAGGCGCTGGCGCAGCAGCGCGCCGAACGGTCGATCGGCAAGGAAGAGGACGCTTCGAAGGCTGCAGTCAACCCGGATGAGCCCGTCAAGGTCACCGCTCTGACGGACGACGAGTTTCAGCGCCGTCTGGACGAGCTCGAGGGTCTTCGGCAGGCCCAAGAAGCCGAGGATGCCGCCAACGCTCCCGCTGCGGCCAACGCGGCCGAGGGAGAATGTGCGCCGCCGGACGATGGTGGTGCGTCGACGCAACTGGCTCCTCCCTCCGCCGAAGAGCAGCCTGCGTGTCCTCTCGAGTCGCTTGCGCCGCCGCTCATCCCCGAGACGACGCCGATCGCGACCACAAGCATGGCAAGCATCATGCCCAAAACACGATACCTGGTCATCAACAGCGGCGACCGGGACTGGATCAACCAGCCCTCGCGCTTCAAGTACCGCGTCAAGTTCACCCAGACCAGCAGCGACATCCGCAGGGTGCCGTTTTACGCCAACAATCCCACGGTTCCCCACACCGCCACGCTGTCTTCGCCGGGCGTGCCCAACAGCGTGGGATGGTACGACGCGTCGGGCGTCAGGCGGCCGCCATACGACGCTACGAGTCCGCCCGGCGAACTGTTGGGGTACGAAGAGATCCAGGTGCCGATCGACGAGGACGCCAACGTCCAGGAAAAGTTCAGGAACGTGACGTGTGTGTCCGTGAGCAACGTGGTCGTGCCGATGGGCGCGATGCGGGGTGCTAATTCGGCGTTTGCGGTGCACGACTTCAACATGCGGTACCCGTACCTGCTCCTCAGGATCGACGAGCTCGACGGAGGCATCATCGACGGCACGGACGATGCCATCCGTCGTGCGTTTTGCCAGCTGGTTTTCGAGCGCGCGTTCGAGACCAGCAGCGGGCGCGGCTACGTCGTGCTCAAGCCTGCCCAGGAGGAGCGGCGCGTGTTTGCGCCCATGCCGCTGTCGACGCTGCCCGCCCTGACGATGTCCATCACGACGCCGCGCGGAGACCTGGTCAATGCCAGCTCGGACGGCGAAGTCGTGGTCAAACTCGAGTACGAGGCATTCAATCGCCTGTACGTCAAGGTCGTGACGCAAAAATGGTTTGAAGGCGACGCCTACGCGGTGGGCGACGTCGTTTTGATATCGGCCTACACGATGTTCAAGCTGGACGCTGACCAGGACCAGGAGGCCGTGGACCGCGTCAACGCCTGGGCCAACCGGCGCCAGGGTCACGTCATCGCCGCGCTGGGAGACGCCAACGACGACGGGTTCCGGCGCGCGTTTTACGTGCGGGCGCCAGGCGGTGTCGACGTGGATAACGGCGTGTACACCGTCGACCAAGAGGCCGTCCAGCAGCTCGAGCTGTTCAACCGGGCCAACGATCTGACGGCCAGCCCGGCCAACGGACACATCCTGAACGTCAGCCTGCAGAACAGCGTGTCTATCACGGTCACAGAACAACAACAGCGTTAGTCGGAATCCGACACCAGATCGATCACATGATCGCTGCCGGCGCGTGGCTTCTGGGCTGGTGGCGGCGGCCTGGATCCGACGCTCCCGCTATGAGCGGGGCTGCCGCGCGCCGACCTCGAGCGGTTGGAAGCAGCGGGACTGCCGGAGCTCAGGGCTTTGGGACTGGCGCTGGCGCGACGCTTCTGACCCCGTGCGCTGGGAGACGATGATGCTCCGTTGTCGCCGCTGGACGCGAAGGATCCGGAGTTTGTGATGTCGGACCCGTAGTACGCGCTGGGTGTGTCGTACCCGTCAGGCCATGTCAGTTCACGTGTGTCCCAGTTGACGCTGAACTCTGGATGCCCTGCATCTATATCATGACCAGACTCGATCAGCAGCTGCAGGAACTCGAAGATATCCTGCTTTTCCTGGATGTCACGCGTGGTTAGGAACCGTTGCATCGTCTCCCGGGCCTTTTCGACGTCGAAACCATGCTTTTCGCAGACGTAAACGATGTCCTGCCACAGCTGCCGCATGTTGTCACGGGCCTTGTCTTCCATCGCGGGCTGCGGTGAAGAAGGTGACGGCGACTTTGATGGACGACGCCTGGACGTCGACGGGCCGGCGCGCCCTGAAGAGGATGATGGGGCAGCAGACGGGGATCGGCGCGACGATCGGGACGCCACGAGTGCGGCCGCTGCCGCCGAGGCTGCAGCGTCCATCGCAGCGTCTGGAGAGGGAGGAGCACCTGGAGACTGGACGCGGCGCTTGGGAGCGGACTGCTTGCGTCCAGACATGATGTTGTGTGTTGTTCGGTGGTGGGCTTGCCGTGATGTGTGACAATTTTTGCAAAAGGCATGCGCGCCGCATGCAGACGATTTTTGATGTGCGCTGGTTGGCAACTGCGACAATGACGACGACGACCATCATGACCAACGCCATGGCGGCACCCGCACCTGGTGGAGGAGTGGGGTCGGCTCCCTCTGCAGCTATGAGCAGCGGCGCCTTGCTGGCAGCCATCGCGCTCGTCGTCGGCGGCGCCGCTGCCCTCTACCACCACCGATCTCGTCAGGCGCGGGCTCGTGCGCAGCAGCAGGACGACGCTGCCTCGACTGGGCTCGAGGGCAGCACGGTGCTCGTGTTCGTCCTCGGCGCCGCTGGAGCGTACGTGCTGTCCCACATCATCCTGGGCCGCCTCGGGGTCCAGGACGAGCACACGGCCGCCCTGAAGAACGTGGAGGTCGGCGAGCCTGACTTTTGATGAGGAGACCGGGACCGGCGTCCGCCGCGGTCACGAGCGGTCCAACTTTGTGCCAGCGCGTGACAAGCGAACCATTCGCGCGCTTGCTGAGGCGTGAAGAAGGATGAAGCTCGAGCTGCGCAAGTTTGACATGTCCCGCATCGCGGACGACAAGGTGGTGGTCATGATAGGGGCGCGCGGGACGGGCAAGAGCTTCCTCATGCGCGACCTGCTGTACCACCACCAGGACATCCCGATCGGCTGCGTCATCAGCCCCACGGAGATCGCCAACCACTGGTTCAGCTCGTTCGTGCCGCCCAGCTTTGTTTACGAGGAGTACACGCCCGAAATCCTGGCGCGGTTCGTGCAGCGCCAGAAGATGGCGACGGCTCAGTGCTCCAAAGAGGCCCGTTCGTCCAAGAACGGCACGTCCAGCCTGGATCCCCGCGCGTTCCTGGTGCTGGACGACTGTCTTTACAACAAAAACTGGGTCAAGGACAAGAACGTCCGCTTCATCTTCCAGAACGGGCGCCACGTGAAGTGCCTGTTCCTGTTCAGCATGCAGTTCCCGCTGGGCGTGACGCCGGAGCTGCGCACCAACATCGACTACGTGTTTGTTCTGCGCGACAACATCATGAGCAACCGCAAGCGCATCTACGAGTCGTACGCGGGCATCTTCCCCACCTTTGACGTGTTTTGCCAGGTGCTGACCCAGACGACCAACAACTACGAGTGTTTGGTCATCGACAACACGAGCAAGAGCAACAAGCTGGAGGACTGCATCTTTTGGTACAAGGCACAGCCTCACCCGGACTTTCGCATGGGCGCGCCGGCGTTCTGGGCCGAAGCAGCGCTCGCCGCCTCTGCGGGCACGAAACAGGAGGACAATGACGGGTTTCCGGACGCGGCGGAGCTGCGCCCGAGCAAAGGTCCCAAGGTAGACGTCGTGCGTCAGCCTGATTCCCGTGCTGCTGCCAGCAACAAACGCCAATGTCATCATCAATTGGTGCCTGCTGCGGCGACAACCACCACCACCACCGGTCCAGCGCGGACCGGTCGAATCAAGGGCGTCCCGACCAAGCGGGCGTCGATGTCGTAGCGCAATGCATGGACGTCGCCGTCCATGGCGCGCTCGGCAGCTTCGTCGCGGTATGCAGCCTCGCCATCCGCCATGCATCGCAAGCGGTGCGCATGGATCTCGTCCGCAGCGGACGCCAGCGGGTTGCCACGGGACCAAGGATTGTTGTTGCTGCTGGTCTCCATGATGATGATGTTTTCGTTTGTCCGTCTGATCAGATTTTTGCCGCGCGGCGAGCGTTGCGGGCGATATCGCGGAGCACGTCGCTCCGCAGCGCCTCCCTGACGATCGGCGGCGTGCCCTGCACGATGCGGCCGATGCCCTGGTTCAGCAGCCATGCGATGGGCATGTTCAGCAGCTCGTTCTGGTCCGGCGTCACGATCGCGTTCAGCAGGTTGGCGCCCAGCATCAGCAGCAGCGGCACGAGCCACACGCTCGTCAGGGCGTCGGTCGTGCTCACGTCGTCGCGTCCCAGCAGAAGCGCCCGGGAAATGGCCTGGATTTGCGGAACGCGCGTGGGATCGGCGGACAGGACCCATGCCTTGGTGTAGTTGGTCGCCACGACCGCCATCGTCTGCAGCATCCTCATCAGCGCCAGGGCCAGCGAGATGGTCAGCAGCAGCGTGGGCAGCGTGATGTAGGCTGCGCGGAAGTACATCCACACGGCCAGGCCGGCAAACATCGCGATGACCGCCAGACCGAGGCCGTGCATGCGCTTCTGGACTTCCAGGATGTGGCGGACGTAATCGGCGGGCTGTTGCGGCCGTTGAGTCGGCGTCTTTCGCGCGTTGAAGTGGACCATCACCATGTTGAGCGCCACGACGACCAGCACGACCGGCAGAACGGGGTAAACCGCCGGTGCGCGCACGCCCCACATGACCGCGATCGCCATGAGGACCGACACGCCTGCCGCAACGCCGACGGACACGTCCAGCGCCCGCTGTTCGGCGCCCGACAAAACCGTGTGATTCGTGAAGTTTGTGTTGTCCATCGTCGTGCCCACAGCATCACACAATCACGTCCGGGTCACGCGGTCCCCGCTCAAGCGCAGGCCGGCATCGCGGCCCGTGTTGCGATGCCACCATTCGTCCGCGCCTTCGCCTTCGAACAGGGGCGTAACCACGCCCTTTTTGAAAAAGCGTTCGGAAGCCGCACGATCGTCTTCGAGAACGGCCAACTGCGCTTCGTACACGGGCCTCGGCACGAGGACAAAGCGCTTCTCTTTCGGCAGGTTCGCCGTGCTGCACTGGTCGCGGTACACGCTCCTCGCCACCAGCGCAAGGCCTGCGAAGAACAGCAACCAGGTCAGCGACATCGTGCTTCAGCTACTCTACTGCGTCCAAAACATTCGAAGAAGAAGGGCCGGCGCCAGACTCGGCGGAAGCGGCGGCGGCGGTGGACTGCAGGCGCTGCGCAAACCATGCATCCTTCTTGATCTGCTGGGCGCGGAACTCCTTCATCAGCGTGTTGAGCGCGGTCTCGCCGTACTCCTCGGGTGAAGAGTCGTCGGACACGCCGTTGGCGGCCTTCTCGGCAGCCAGCTCCTCGGGCGGCGGGCACCACGGGCACCAGCATCCCACCTGGCAGACGTAGATGTCGTAGAGGCCGTTGTCCTGCGCCTTTAGCGCAGCGGCCCGAGCCTGCGCTTCGGCGAGCGTGTCGTAGGAGCCCCGGACCTTGAGGCCGCGGACCGACGTCCGGAACTCGTTGCGCTCCTCGTAGGCGCGAGCGTGCGCCATGCCCTCGGGCGTCGCTGCAAAGGACCTGAACGCCTTGGAGGGCGTCTCGGGCGAGCCTGGCACTCGGATCACCGCCGCATGCGTCTCCTTCAGCGACTTGATCACATCCTCGTCCTTGGGGTAGCGCGTGATGAGCATGTCGAACATGTCCTGCAGGCGCTCCCCGAACGCAAAGTCGACCCAGCGGTCAAACATGTAGGCGTCCCGCGCCTGCAGCGCGTCCTCCGGACCCACGAACGACACGCAGGCGTAGTTCTGTCCGCGGATGGGGGCGTCCTGCGTCAGAAAGTCCTTGGTGGCGCAGGGCGTCGTGAGGCTGGTAGTGGTGGAAGAAGAAGTGGAAGCCATGGTCGTCGTCGTCGTGGTTGCGGTCGTGTCGGAGGAAACGCGTCCTTTGTTACACGGCCGGTTTTTTCTACGGGCGTGCACAACGCGACCAAAAAGAAGAGATGGACGAGCGGCTGACGCGCATCGTCAAGTACCTCGCGATCGGCCTGCTGGTCGCGGCAGCTGCCCGCGCAGTCGGCGACGCGCTGCTCATCGGGCTCGTGGCCGCCATGGCGTTTGCCGTGCTGGACCTCTTTGCGCCGAGCGTGTGCGTCCGCGTGGCGGCTGATCGGGATGGGACCGGTGGGGAGGACAACAAGCGTGAGTGAGAGAAGAAGATCACGACTGGTCCATGGCCTCGGCCTCCCGAGCGAGGGCAGCCAGCTCTCTGCCTCCGGGATCCAACTCATCTGCTTTCCTATCGAACGCGGCCTTCATGGCGTCCTCCTTCGACATGTCCCACTTGCTGCTGCGTTTCCTAGGGTTGCTTGACTGCTGCGTTGAAGGGCCGGCGATCGACGGCCATACCGGCCTGGTAGACGGTGGACCCTGCACCTGCTGGACCGGTCTCGTCGGCTGCTCCAGCATGCGGCGCAGGACCGCAGGCAGCTTGCGGCTGCGCTGCCGGTCCTCCTCGTCCACGCGCGCCTGCTGCTGTTTCGTGGCGTCATCGGACGCCGCTGCAGCCTGGGACGCCGCCGCGGCGACCTCCTGCTGGAACGCCTGCACGGTCTTGATGGCGATGCCCCGCAGCCGCCCGTACCCGCTGGCAAGCGCCTTGACGTACTGGACGAGCTTCTGGACGAGCGCCGCCATCATGTCCGTGCTGTACCATTCACGGGTCATGAGGCTGTTGCGCAGATCGGCGTCCTCCTGTCCGAAATAAGACGGGAACTCGTCCTGGATGGCGTCGACGGCGGCGTCGTACTCGGCGCGGTCGGCACCTGCGGTCTGCACACCGGTGAGCCCCGCACGCTCTGCCTGGATGTCGATGCCGCGCGGCATCTCCCTCAGCAACCCGTCGATGTCCTCGAGGATCTTGCGGCGCTTGGCCTGCACTGCTTGATAGATGCCCGGGTCGGTCGGCGTGATGGTGGACAGCTGTTGCTGCAGCGCGGTCATGGCCATCTCGAACCACCAGCGCAGGAACACCAGCATGGCAAACCACTGGATGGTACGGAACAGCAGCGTGACGAGCGCCCGCACGAACTCGTCGTCGCCCTCGTCGAGCTTGATCTTGATCCATTCGTCCCGCACCTTGACGATCCACGCCAGCTGGCTCTGCAGGATCGGCGGGATGCTGTCTTTCTTGCTCTCAAGGTCCGTCAGCAGCGTCTGCACGGCCTCGACGTCGCTCTGGCTGACCACGAACGGATCCGCTGCTGGTGCGGCTGCTGCCGCTGCTGCTTCTGCCATGTCTTCGTTGCTGTCGCTCGCATGATGACATCCCCACACAAAAATCTCCGTCTGACCACGTTGCGTCAGATCGAGCGCGTCATTGGCCAGCCGAGGTCGGCGCAGATCTTGGCCCACAGCTGCTCCTGGGCGTGCAGCTTGTCGCGGTTCTTGAGCAGCGGGAACTGCGCCGCGTGCTGGTGCTCGCCCAGCAGCGTCAGCAGCTTGTGGATCACGAGGCTGTACGATAAAAAGTTCTTGCGGCTGGCCGGAGCATGCTTGAGGAACGGCGCCTGGATCTGCTCAAACATGTTGCGGAGCTTCTCCTCGAGCTCCGGCGACATGTAGCGCTGGTGGATTCCCGTCAGGCGGTAGGCGATGTATGCTGCATGTTCGTAATATTTGGCGAGTCGCAGCTTTTTCAGGAGAGCCCGCACCCGCGTCGGCGTCAGGTCGGCTGCATCGGCGATGCGGTGCTTCCGCACCTCCGTCCAGATGGCGTCGAACACCGCCTGCGGGATGTTGGTCGTCTCCTTGCCCTGGACTTGGTTGAGCCACTCGTTGAAGTGGTTTTTGCGCTTGTAGTTGAGGCAATTCAGGTCCTTGGGCGGGTCCATGTAGCCCGGTCGGTCGTTATCGACCAGCACCGGGCGCACGGTCCCGCACGCGTTGCAGTACACGAGGCTCTCGTGCGACACGATCTCCGTCTCCTCCCGCGCGCCGCAGTGAGTGCAGCGCATCGCCGCCAGGCCCTCCTCATCGTGGGGCGTCTCCCGCACGTAGTTGTCGGCGTCCACGATCGCCAGGTACTCGTCCATGAGGTTGTTTTGGGTCTGGTCGGCTGTGGATTGAGGTGGTGGCGGCTGTTGAGGTGGTGCTGATGGTGGTGCCGATGGTGGTTCCTGGTCCTCCTCGCGGCGAGAATCGTCGTCGGCGGGTGTAAGGGATGATTGCTGAGCCTCCGCCGCCTCCGCAGCCTCCGCAGCCTCCGCCGCCTCCGCTACCGGCACGAAGAACTCGAGGATCGTGCGGCGGTTCAGCGCCTGGGAAGGGTGAACCTGCTGCTGGTGACGCGGCCGGGACGGATGGGGACGCACCGGCATCTGAGCGGCTTTGTTCGCCGCGGCCGCCAGCGCTTCCGAAGCGGACTGCCGCGTCGCGGGACGGCGGCCGTCATCGTCGTTGTTGTTGTCCTGACGGCGACCGTCGTCATCTTCCGTGGTGGACTTGGGGTTTTTGTTGGTGCTACGGCCTTTGTTGGTGCGGGCGTAGTACTCGAACAGCACGTCGCCGACCTTTGTCAGGTACTGAAGCTCCTCGCGCGCCGCTTGGTGAGGATCTTCGCCGGACAGAGCGGTCAGCGTCCCCATACGGCTGCGATGGTGCGCGTCAAGGGTCCCGGGGCGCTTCTCGTAAGCACAGCGCCGCTTCGGGTGGAGCGGAGGAGGAGAAGTCTGATTGGAAGCGGACATGGTTACCCGGGAGAAGAAGCGCGAGAGAAGGCCGGGGCCGTAGCGGCTTTGAACGCTCTTCTCGAACGCGGACGACGACCCCGTCTTCTCTGAACCTCTCGCCACATCTTGTCGCGGACCGGTGGGGCGCGCGGTCGGGTTGGGGTAGGGTCTGGGGTAGGGTCTGGTGCGTTTGGCGTTGGCCCGTGATTTTTTTTCTGACGTGTGGTCATACCGACGCACCGCACGCGCCTTGTCCGCGCGTCGCAAAGCAGAAGCTTTATTCTCACTTAAAACAGCTAACAAGAATGGGCGGAGGTCTCATGCAGCTTGTTGCGTCACTTTAATTGGCCATTTTAGGGCCAATTACACCGTAGCGCACAACAGTCAGCCGCCTGAGTGGGTTTCGCGTTGACACCCACCAGGGGAAACGGTGAAAGCACGCGAGGCGCGCCTGTGGTTGTTGGTACAACAAGGCGCGCCATGTAACTGGCTAGTCAACATGACGATGATTCGTCATTTGGCGACACTCAAGCTTGCGGGAAACTCCTTAGAGCCGTTGACTACCACTTGGAGCGTCGCGAGGCGCCTCAATACCGCGGGGTAATGACCTGTCGGCATGGTAAAAACGTCACGGATTGGACGATCCGCAGCCGAACGTCTCCAGCGTGAATTGGGATGACAAACGCTCGAGACGGAGGTTCAGAGACTACAATGGGTGGGCTTGAGAGGTTTCCCAGACCTCCGTGATGGCTTAAGGTATAGTCCGCCCTTAATCGAAAGATTAAGGATCAAGCGACGGTGCACAGGACGTGTGGCTGAGCGAAAATCCTCAGATCACATTTTTTAAGATTATTTATAGGCGTCACACAAACTTCTCAGTGGAGTCCATCGAGCAGACCTTCAACGGTTCCGCTGATTTCGGCCGCAAGGTGACTTGTCCCATCTCTCGCAACGGTGATCTGATCCACCGCGTGTACGCTCAGATCACTCTGCCCGCTGTGGCGGTCACTGCGGGCGCTAATCCTGGGGACGTGGAGTTCCGCTGGGTGGACAACGTGGGTCATGCCCTGATCCGCAGCGTGGAGATCGAGATCGGTGGCCAGCGCATCGACAAGCACTACGGTGAGTGGCTGGAGATCTGGAACGACCTGACCCAGACTCCCGGCCATGCCGCCGGCTACAACCAGATGATCGGCATGGTGCCCGAGCTGACCACCGTGCAGGACGGCACTCCCGGCAAGATGGGCACTCCCGAGCGCACCCTGTACGTGCCTCTGCAGTTCTGGTTCTGCCGCAACCCCGGTCTGGCTCTGCCTCTGATCGCTCTGCAGTACCACGAGGTCAAGATCAACCTGGAGTTCGCAGAGAAGAGCGCTGTGGCCTACATCAAGGGCAATGTGACCGTTCCGTCCATCAAGTCTGCCAGCCTTTACGTGGATTTCGTGTTTTTGGATACCGATGAGAGGCGTAGGTTCGCTCAGGTGTCCCATGAGCAGCTTATAGAGCAGTTGCAATTCACGGGCAGCGAAACCGTGACTAGTACCAACAACAAGGTGAAGCTCTCCTTCAACCACCCCTGCAAGTCCCTGATCTGGACTGTGCTGCCTAACAAGAACGTGGATCCCACCAACACCGACGTTGCTGCGGCAAAGCGCGGTATCCAGTGGTCCAACTTCACCGATGCTCCCATCGACGCTACTGGCAAGGCCGGCATGAACCCTGTGGTGTCCGCCAAGCTGCAGCTGAACGGTCACGACCGCTTCTCCGAGCGTGAGGGCCGCTACTTCAACCTGGTGCAGCCCTTCCAGCACTTCACCAACGTGCCTGCTGAGGGGATCAACCTGTACAGCTTCGGCCTGAAGCCCGAGGAGCACCAGCCCAGCGGCACCTGCAACATGAGCCGTATCGACACGGCTACCCTGCAGCTGACCCTGACCCCTAAGGCTCTGTCCGGCGGGTCTGCAAGTGTTAGTGTGTATGCTATTAACTACAATGTTTTGCGCGTCTTGAGCGGCATTTTTTCGGGGGTAACGTACAGTGTAATGGCCACCATCATGGTTGCACTGTCACAGAACCTCCACAAGTGCCCAACAGTCGGCCGCTGCATGGTTTAACAACCTGCAGGTAAACGGTGATTCCGGCTAGTCGCATGCCTCTAGAAGAAGGCATGCTGCGAGGCGACCTGGTTGCGGGAAACCCCTTAGAGCTCCAGCTACCACCTTTCCAGGGAAACCTGGTATAGGCACCCGGGTTAATGGCCTAGGGCATGGTAAAAACGCTGGAGATTGGGCAATCCGCAGGGCAGAACCTAAACCCGCTATGGCAAAGGGCATGGTTCGTTCTCACAGACTGCAAAGGCGCCGGCGACCAATGACGAGTTAGCCACTCGGAGGTTGCTCAAGGTACAGTCGGGCCTCTATGGAGACATAGGGGAAGCCCCCGGGGTGGGCTAGCGTACAGTAATTGAGCGCGTTTGGCCATCAATATGCGCGTTCAGACCGATAAAACTCTTTGTAAGGGATGTTACAAGCGCGGAAACCGCGTTTTTTATCTCATCCACACGAGAACCCTTCTGTACATCTTGTCAAATGCTGTGCGCACGCACGGCCTGTTGGATGGCCATGAACTCTCGTGACAGACGTTGAGCTGTTGCTGCTGTCTCCGGATCAGTTGCATTCAGCGTGTCCAGCACCCCCTTCATCTCCATATACTTGTCTTTGATGGTCAGCTTGGCTGACTTGGATCCCTGCCAGCGCGCCTTCTTCAGGGATCCGTCCCGGACCTTTTGGCGCAAAGCAGGATGGTCCTCAATCTCGAAGCGTTGTAAGGAGTCGGCCCACCGCACAAACCGTGGCAGACTGTCTGTATTGTCGATTGCCTGGAGCACTGCCACCACGTCTGCTGGAGGTGGTTTACGGTCGCTGCGCTGACCTCGCTGCGCCACCTCGCTCTTGTTGGCCAGCTTGAGGTTGGCGACGCGGTTGTCCGTGCGAACACCGTTTATCTGAATCAGCTTCTGGTTAGCTGTGACTTCAGCCGTACCCTTCACGTCCCAGACAAGATTTTGCATGTTGCGGTGCCCGCTGTAGTACACGTTCGTGTCAAAGTACCACCTGTACGGCTTGATGTGATTGACCATGTCGATGTCATAGACAATCGGGGTCGGCAAATCTTTCCAGTCGATGACGCCGTACGTGGTCCCGTCCAGCTCAACAACATACTCTTGTGCACCGCAGGCACGTTGGCCTGATGAGACGATCTGAGCTCTCATGACTTGTCTGTTGATCACCCTGTACGCAAGTTTGCATGGGCGAGGCTCTCTTTGAATGCCCCCGTCCAAGACCCTAACGTCTGTCTCTGCAAGCATGGACCTGTCCGAGGTTGAGCCTATATCTTGAAACTATAGGTTGCGGAGATACAGTCCACGGGCCAGTGACGTCGCACGTTGTTCTCTGACCCTAATGTCTGTCATTCATTAAGGCCCCGCTTATGACGGCCTCACCCTGCTTTGCATCCAGGACCCGCTAAAGGAGCGCAAGCAGACGCAGCTGCGCACTGCATCAAACGCATCCACGAGAATGGCCAAGGCAGTGGCGCGTTGGAAGTGTCTGATGTATTTTGTCACCGACTATCATGATGGCCCCTTTCCGACGAGTGACCAGGATCAACCATGTACGTGACCGACTATCCTGCCGACGAGGTCCCGCAGTACGTTGCCGGATTCTTTGACGGTGACGGATGCGTGAGCTTGTCTGGAGACCGTCTGATGGTTGGCTTTGGCCAGTGTGATGTGCTGGTACTGCAATGGATTCAGCAGCAGCTGGGCATTGGGCGCATAACGCTTGTCCGTGCTGAAACATTGACACAAAGGCGAGCTTACTACCTCAGGTGTTATGGGTTCAACGCGCTTACCCTGCTGCGGACAATGCGTCCATTCCTGCATGTCAAGGCCCATGCAGCAGACATCGCCATCGAGTACATCACCACAATCGGCGACACACCTGCACATGTGGCCAAGAAAAGACAACTCCATGACCTGCTGTCAGAAGAGAACAACAAGCAGCATCGTACGGTCATTCAACGTCCCGACATGACGCCTGCATATGTGGCAGGTCTGCTGGATGCTGAAGGCTGTGTGCGGCACAACAAGGTGTCCATTGCCCAGAAGCAGGACCCCAGCCTTCTTCGCGAGCTCGCAGCGTATTTTGGCGGCGTGGGAACCATCACCGACACAGCATGGACAGTCAGCCGGCAAGAGGTTATGATTCGCGTTCTCCAGCAACTATTGCCGTACCTAACCGGGAAACGTGCCCAAGCTGAGCTTGCCTTGGCATACTTTGTCAACAGAGGAGCAGCCAGGCCTCGACTGAGTCGTGTGATAGATGAGCTGGCCAGACTCAAGCGAATTAACAGGACCCTGACCAGGCAAGACCTGGAGCGCATCAACAATGCTGCTCCTCCGCCTTATGCTGGTGGCCGGCATTTGGCGCCCGAGCGGGGTGCTGCTGAGCAGGCTGACCGCGAAAGACGCAGCCGGCTTTGCCCGACCCAAGTAGGACCTCGTACATCCGCTACAACATGCAAGGCCGTACAGAGCATGGTGAAGAACGGTACGACAGGTCGGAAAGTCACCGATGATCAGATCGAAGCAGTCAAGCTCGCGCACGAAGAGACCGGTAAGTCCATGAGGTCCATTGCAAGGGACATGCACTTGCATGCTGCACAAGTGTCCAACATCTGCAATGGCACGATGCTGAGCATGGCTCAGCTCGCACAGAGCAATGATCCTGTCCAGGACCACATACGTGCCCGGGAGGCTGCCAAAATAGCGGCCAAGGAGGCCGGGCGTGCCCAGTCAGATGCTACGATTGCCCTGAAAAGGGCTTCTAGGATCCTAGCAGGTAACAACAACCGCAAGGTAAGTGATGTGCAGATACAGCAGGTAAGGGCTTTGCTGGCAACAGGTGTACAGAATAAGGTCGTTGCTGATAAACTTGGCGTGGCCAAACAGACAGTCAGCAAGGTGAAAAATCGCGTACTGCTTACAGCGAACGAAGCTCGTCAGGAGGCACGCGATGCCGGTGTATGGGTGGACGGCGTGACATGTGTTGACAACAAGGGGCACACAACACACTACACAGACATATGGGCAGCAGCCAAGAGCATTAAGCGGGAAGCAAGCGAGGTTCATGACGCCGTCGTCCATAAAACACGCTTGAGGCGATGCATGTGGAACAGAACAGACAGCCACGTGTCTTGAGGTGAGTATGGCTGTTCCTCTCCCGTGCTTTGTTGCTGGAGCAACGTTCTGCGCTATGCATCAAAAACTGCTGACATATCACCGCCAAAGGCCCGCAAGCCCTCCTTGCACAGACTACGCCAGCGGTCCAGACCCTCCTGCTCCAACACAGTGCGCAGGCTCCGTGGCACATCCTCTACTGCAAGCCGATTATCTGCACTGTCCAGTTGCTCTGCCACTGCAGCCCGCTTCGCATTCTCTGTTGTCAACACCGAGCAGAACTGCAACTAGATGGTGTCTTCCAGTAGAAACTTTGTCTCCACAAGCGTGTCCAGCACCAGCTCCACATCAGCCCGATGGGCACCGGCGTCCAGTCTCGTACCTGTGTACTTGCCTTGCTCCACGAAGTTGTAGCAGATGTCTTCTGACAGGTAGTCAAACGACACGCCCCGTGCAGCTGCTGCGGCCTTCAGCGTCAACCAGTTCTCAAACAGTGACTTTAACGCTGTCGGTTCCTGTATGCTACCATCTTCCGTGAAAATAAGGTGACGACCGTAGTCCACGCACGGAATTTCATTGATTGTGACACCGGACGCAACGTACTTGATGTCTGCGGGGTAGATGGGATAGTCCCCTGACCCGTGAGTGTCGTCGTCCAGGTCAATCCACTCATCCCAAGTCCAGGTGGACGTCTCGAACCCATGCTTTCTGCACACCGCGGCCACATCAATGGCGTGCTTCACAGCGGACTGCATGCTGGCGTTGCGGTGCTCAACCTCGTCATCAAAAGTGCTGTCCCTCCAAGACACAGCCGCCGCATGGATGTGCTCTAGCTCCTGAGCGCCGACGCCGCACACTGATGCCATGTGCCTAATGCGGTCCATGAAGGCCTGGTCGCCGGCCAGGCGTTCCAGGAGCTCAGCTCCATCTCCACGGCCTTGCAGAACCCACGCCACACATGGTGCCACATCCTGTGGTAGCACCCAGCAAGTTGCGGGCCACAACACCTTGACAAGGTTGTGTGCACGGCGTGTGGCGCCAGCTGTTGGTTTCAGAGATGCGGCGCTGAGCGCCAACTCGAGGTTGCCCGAGTGTCTTTCTTCGTCCAGCATCTCCACCACGCATCCTCGGACACGCTCGCCAAGCTTATCCTGGTCTACACCCGGCGCATCGATCAGGTGATCGTAGATGTCATCACGCAGCGTGTCCAGACTTGCGTCCGGGTTTGACGCGTACGCGCGCAGCAGCTGGACCAACACGGGGTGACCGGAGCGCTGCACGTCAGCCGGCATGGCTATGAAGACGTAACTCCACACAACCTCTGGGCCTACAATGCCGCCGTACCTGTCAAGTGGCAACCACGCTTGCGCGTACCACTCAGGGCAGGGTGGGATGCAGTCAGACGACTTGGCAGTCTTCTCGTCGATGGCCGCCATCAGCCACTTGGCGCTGTCGCCCTCGTACTGCTGCAGCAGCGCGCGGCGACCGGCGCGGTCCTCGCATCCAGGCAGGGTGTACTCAGGCTTGATGAAGGGATCGGGAGCCATCACCGCCTGCTGCATGTCCTCGCTGGGCCGCATGCCCAGCGCGATCGCCATGGCCCCTGCATCCCTGGCGGCATCTCCTGGAGTGTACACGGGACACACCTGCTGCTGCAG